CCGATGATCATCTACCTATTTGGGATAAATGCTATTCATATCGTATACTGGAATGTTTTTACCACCAACGAAATGGTGGAAGCTAATGTTGTAATACTTGTAATGACCATTATATTTTATGTATATGGTTTTGCCGATAAGTATTACTCAGGCAAGGGCTGTCAAAGTTTAATCTCTAGATTATAATGATATGGGAAAGTTATTTGGTTATCACACCTTGGGAGTGTTATTAAAATCGTTATCGGATTCTTGTTTTCGAGCAGACGAGCAAGAGAAGAGAGGGGAGAAGGTAACTGCTTGCGGAATGAGCAGCGATGAGATAGAAGACCTTTGTGAGAACTATCTGCCGTATGCTCTCAACCCTATGTTGAGCACCGAGGAGGTCAAGGAGAAGCTTCACGTTTCTGATGCAACATTGAATCGAATGGTTGCTAGGGGCGACATTCCGAACGGAGAATGCAAAAAGCGAGGGCACACCCGATATTTTAAGAAGTGGGATATACTGCACTACATTAAAAAGAAAAGAAAATAATAGTTGAACATGTAAGTATTCCTTACAAGTTGAGTAAGAGAGGTAAGTGATTGCCTCTCTTTTTTATATGTTAGAATAAAGTTTTGCACTTTTTCGTGGAATCTATTTGATGATTAAATATTTTGTTGTATATTTGCAGCGTTATTGTTTAATCATCAAATAGTTATAGTATGGCAGATAGAATTAAAGATATTGTTGTAGGCGTAGTTCTTGCACTCCTCGCCTATCTTAAACCGATTGAAGGCGAGTTGTCTTCGCTTATGATCGTCTTCACCCTCAACTTTATTTTCGGTTATCTTAGTGGCATGATTGCAAAAGGAGAGAACTTCGAGTTGAAGAAAGCAGTTGTGTGCATCGGTCACGCTACCGTTTTCTTCGTTCTTTGCGCAGCAGTATATGCAATCGGGCGATTCAAAGGACAGATGGAAGGCTCGGTCCAATGCGTTTCCTTTATCTCGTACCTAGTATTATGGTTCTACGGATGCAATATTCTTAAGAACTTGAAACAGATTTTCCGAAAGGGAACACCACCTTGGTATGTAGTGAGTTTCCTCTATTATCTCATGCGCTTCAAATTTATCGAGAAGATTCCATATTTGTCAGACTATCTAAATTACACGGAAAAGGAGGAAAAGATATGATGTTAGCGATTATTATGGTGGCAGCTATTATAGTAAGCATTATTGTATTTGGCTGCATTATTTAAAGAAATGATTATAGCGAGGAGGAGAAGTAAACATGGCTGATTCTAGTAAACTCGTTCCGTTTATCCTCAGTTGGGAAACGGACAAATACACAAATAACAAGAAAGATAAGGGCGGTCCAACAAAATACGGCATCACCCTTGCGACCTGGAGGAGAGTCGGGTATGATAAGAATGGTGATGGTGTCCTTAACGAGGAAGATGTAAAACGCCTTACTGAGGAAGACTTTCATCGAGTTTTCAAGCAGAACTATTGGAATGCTTGCAAGGCAGACCAAATACAGGATCAGAGCGTAGCCAATATGCTAGTAGACTTCGCTTATAATAGCGGAGTCAGCAAAGCGGTAAAACATCTGCAACTTGTATTAGGTATCACAGCAGATGGTATTATCGGTAATAAGACGCTGTATGCCATTAATAAATCCAATGGAGAAAGATTATTCGAAGCCTTCAAGAAAGATAGAAAAGCTTATCTAAAGAGAATTGCAGTCGGTGACCAGAAAGGTTTTCTTAAAGGGTGGCTTCGCAGACTTAGCTACATTACGTATTTTAATCTAAAATTGAATAAATGATGAAATGGTATGATATAAGATTTTGGAAATGGGTAACCATTACCCTAGTGGTAGGTCTTGCGCTTGTTTCTGTCTTAGGGTGCAGTACTCCTAGAGCAGTAACTACACAAACCTTCATCACAGACAAGCAGAGTGAAAAGAAATTCGATTCCCTCTTCACTACCCGATTGTCTTATGCCTTCGAGCAATGGCAACATATCCAAAAGCGAGAAACAGAAAAGGCTATAAAAGATAGCAGCTATGTAAAAGATAGCACGGCAACCCGATATGATGCGCAAGGGAATAAGATTGGTGAAGATCGTTTTCATTACGAGAGTCACTATTTATTTGAAAAGGAACGAAGAATGCTACTCGATACCATCAGTACATATAAAGCATACAAAGATAGCTTTATATATTACAGAGAAAGATGTGACTCATTATCAAAGATTGGTATTTCTCAGTTCTATAAGATTAACGCTCCTTCTATAAAAGAGAAATCTCTGTCAAGTATGCAGAAGATATTCTTAAAAACGGGGCAGATGTTTTGGTTCTGCTTTATACTCATAGTTATGTACTTATTATATATATCAAGGAAGAAAAAGAAATGTTCTTAGAAAAGTTGTTTAATTAAGGTTTTAAGATTTATTTTTGGATAACTAGGGCGACTACTCGTGATGAGCGGTCGCCCTTTTTGTTTGCAAAGTAAATTCTTCCGTTCTAAGAGGATTAAAAATGAGTCTACCTACTATCACCATAAATCACTGATTTAGAGCCACTAGCGAAAACTATGATAGCCTTATAGCTTATTTCAAAACAATTTTCTAACTTTGCACACGTAACGTTACAAATAGTGTTAGTTAAATATTAAGGTTAAATTAAAAATTCGGGATATGGAAAGTAAAACTTACGTGTTCAATCCAGAGAGCGGCACAAGCGGCACAGGCTCTAATGGAATCTTGGCTATGCTTCCTGCACTCATGCAGAGACAGGGTGTTGACCCAGGTCTTATTGCACTCTTGAACAACCGTGGAAACGGAAATGGTTGGGGTGAAGACATCTTTGCTATCCTTTTGTTGTTCATCCTTATGGGCAATAATGGTATGGGACTCTTCGGAGGTAATCGCTGCATGGGTTCCAACGGACAGGGCGGCGTTATGCCAATGCTTAACAATGATGCCAATACTGCCGTTATCATGCAGGCAGTTCAGCGCAATGGTTTTGATGTTCAGAGCTTGGCTACAGCCCTCAACACATCAAGTGATGCAGTCATGGCTGCAATCAATGGCTTAGGTCAGCAGATTTGCAACCTCGGCAATCAGATGGGCATGAATGCTAATCAGATTTTGACTGCTATCATGCAGGGTAATAATGCCATCGCTACTCAGTTGGCAGAATGCTGCTGCAAGACCAACAACGCCATAACTGCAATGGATGGCAACCTCAAGTTGTCTATCTGTCAGCAGACTCACGCCATCAATGATACGGCAAATGCCAATGCTTTGATGCTCCGTGACAAGGCAGATGCTAACAATCAGTCTGTCTTGGCTAAGTTGGATCAGATGCAGACACAGGCAATGCAGGATAAGCTCGATGCTTTGAGAGAGAAGAATAGTGCTCTGCTTGCTCAGATTTCCAATGAGCATCAGACACAGGCTTTGCAGGCTTATCAGGCGCAGGTTATCACACCAGTAAATGCAGCTTTGGCTGCGCTGCAGGCAGAGGTGGCAGGTATCAAGTGCAAGCTGCCTAATACCATCAGTGTTCAGTACCCTCAGTACGGAGTATTCAACAAGGACGTTTATACTGCTGCCGCCATGGGAGCTTATGCAGGTGATGTAGCGGCTTCTCGTTCAACTGTAGGATGCGGTTGTTAGGAAAGGAGGTAACTATGTTCCCTTTATATCCATTCAATCCATTTATTCCAATCGGTCAGAGAAACCAAATCAGACGTATTGATGTAGGCGGTATCTATGAGTTGAAGACAAATGCTCAGCAGGTCACAGATGCTAGTGTAGATTATGGTATCAATCCTTGCTACTACAATGCTTTGCCTTGCGAGTGCATTGTACTCTTGAAGATACATCAAGGAGTTGCCGCAGCAAGTGCGACACTTCCTGTCACAATCGTAACTCCAAATAGTGGTTCGACCACTATTAACGGAACCGCCAACACTAGCGGAACGACTTCCGGCACAACAAAGGTGCCAGTTGTTGATCATGCGGGAAATGCAGTGACGGGAGCTAGCGTTTCGGGAACTACGGAGGCTTTGGCATACATCAATAAGAAGAGCGGTATTATCCGACTGCTTGGGTTTCAACAGCCTACAGGCGGCTAACAGAGTATTAACTATGGGACAGATTGAAAAGTCTGCCCCTTTAAAAGAGAAAGAAAATGTTTCAAGGACTAAGACAGTCTTCTCTCTTCTACATCTTAGACAAGGGAGGAGAAAAGCCGACTCTAAGAATCGGTCAAGTAATATCGGTCAGCAATCCTCAGCAGAAATATCCTAGCTACGTGCCAGGACAGACTCCGACATTGGAGACGACCGTTGATGTTAAGGTACAAGTAGAAGACCAGCAGGTCAATTTCGAAAAGCTGCCATCTACGGCACAGATAGTGAACTTCGGCAATGAAGGTGTTGTTGTCAGTGACAGCAGAGAAGCTATGTGCGCAGAGATTGATGCTATGTTGCGACATTCAAAGGGAGTCGTGGAAAGTGTAGATTACCACAATGGAGTCATAAGCTCCTGCGAGGAAATGCTCACTAGAATCAACCCACAGATTGCTAAAGAAAAGCAGCAGGAAAAAGACATCAGTAACCTCAAATCAGAGGTCAGCGGCATGAAGGGAACGCTATCCAATATTGAATCCATGCTGTCTAAGGCTTTGAGCGGTAACAATTTTAAAAAGTAATTGCTATGGGATATATGGTAGAAATTACGGAAAACAAGTTCGATGAGCTTGTTGACAACTGCGAGGAAATGGTTCGAGCAGGTGGCAAGGTTATGAAGTGCTTGGATAGTCTGAAGCGTGAGCGTATGGGTAATCGTATGCCAATGCCAGACTATCGTGACAAGTGGGACGATGAAGATTGGCGTGACGAAGACCGCTATGGAGAGCGACGCTACTATGGTCGCCGTGGCGGTGGACGCTACTAATGTTTAATTCGGTGGTGGGGATTTTCCCTGCCACCCTTAAAAGAAAGAGCTATGGGAAAATGTAGAATGCCTTTGGATGCTTACGATATGAAGCCAGAAGGAATGATAGCATATCTGAGATATAATGGCTGGCACTTCAACAAGAAGGCTTGCGAATGGGCAGTCAGTCAGATGAGAAAATACAACCCAGTCACCAAAAAGGATGAGGAGGTTGACTATATGGATAAGGAGAAGGTTGAATCCATCCTTACCAAGCAGGGAGTGACGCTTGAAAATAATGTAGGCTATGATCATGTCTATGTGGCAAACATGGTTAAGGCTGATTTCTATAAGTCTTCCATCGAGGACGAAGCTCACATGGCTTTGTTCGTGAAAGATATGGTTGATGATACCGATCAGAAGGATGGCTTCATCTTTAACAGATTCTATGCCGATTGCAACCATAATGGCATCGGCATTCCATGGGATGATATTTTATGATAAGTCAAGAGATATATCTAGAAAAGTACGATTGGAAAGTTCTTGTGTTTTACGGTTTGGAATCATCAGATACCGATGAGGTATGCAACTCCCTTGTGCAGATAGGCTGCACAGAAAAGGCAGTCGAAAGCGCAAGGGAGCATTGCTTACGAGGAATACCGAACACAGGTCTTACCTACTCCAATCTTGCAGGTAGGAAGAGCGTGGTTGCTATTAGCAGGACCACATCAGAATATGAGTTCGTGAATACTGCCACACACGAAATGTTTCATGTTGTCACTCATATCTGCGAATCACTAGGTATTGACTTGAAAGACGAAGAGCCTTGCTATATGATGGGATGGCTCTGCCAGGCAGTTAGTAGGATATTCATTTAAAATTTAGAAATATGACGGACATTAAATTAATGGTGGATGCTGCAAGGCAGCTAAACCAAACTTGGAAAATGAGTAGTAATGATTTGGAGACAGGAAATATCCCAAACGATGTGTATAATGCTTTGTGCGAAGTGGATGAAGCCGTAACCAATCTGATTGACAAAGTCGGCGAAGCTACAAAAATCATTACATTAAGCAGTATCTACAAAAGCGTATAACTCTTTGATACTCAGTGAGTTAAATTTAGTATTTTTAACTAAAATAAAGTGTGGTATATTTGCATATATCACATTTTTTTTGTACCTTTGCATATAGAAAGAGTGGTTATTTTGACTAACCACAGATTATGTTGAACCAATTAAAATCTTAAAAAGATGAAAGAAATTAAGGAAATCAAAAAGAATTATGAAATGGGATTCATTTCATCACAAGAATTTCTTTGTGAATATGCAGGTGTCCTTTCTAAACTTGGAGCGCAGGGTGAACTGATTGATGCTATGAATACAGTATTAGCTCCGCTTGCAGATTTCATAGTGAAGGACATCTTGAATGCCAGCGATGACGAGAAGAAACAGATTAAGGACTTCTTTAATTTTAAGTAGATATGGGTACCATTCTTTTAATAAACGGATTAATTTTTCTATTTGTCGTTGCGATAGTAGATTTAGCAATGAAACATTAATAAAACAAGCCCTCGACAACACGGTCAAGTCACTTATATGAAAGCAATTAAAGTAGCAGTATTTTTTGAAATGATGAAAAGACTTATGATACAGTATTCATTCGACGAGTTGCAGGGTACTACTTTCAGAAGTCATTTCAGTGCAGTTGGCCTAGGAGATACACAGGAGCGAAACGGCTTCTTCCTGGCAGCCTACATAATAGATAACTCTGTGTTACAAGATGGCTTCATGAAGGGAGTAAGAACTTATCTTGATGATGCAGTCGTATATAAGTACGATTCTCCTTACCAAGAGAAGGATGTGTTAGATAAAGAATTAATGTACATAATTGAGATTAAAAATGAAGACTAGTAGCTTATATGTTACCCGCGATGATTCAATGTATGACACAAAGAGTGGGTTTGAGACTTACGAGGAGGCCAATGCCTATCGTGAGGAGTGTCAGAGAGGCTGGATCAATCATGCCGACTATGTTTTTCTTATAACAAGAGACTCTGCCGGGAATTTTGTCAAAGAGACAAACTTGACAAAAGCAACAAAGGAAGAGAGAATCAAGCTTCTTGAAGAAGCAGGCATTCCATTGAAATAATTTGTAACCAATTAAAATATTAAAGATTATGACAACAGCAACAAATTTGAGTAAGGCTGCCGAAGATATGGTAGCAGTTCCTCCTTCAGTTAATGAAGACAAGTTCTTTGATTTCGAGAAAGCCAAGACTCAGGCAATCACTCTCGAACAGTTGAGTCGTACACACCGCGAGGATGATGTTTACGGAAATCCGCTCCGTGGCATCTATCACTTTGACCTTTTCAACAAGGTCATTGATGAGTGTACAGAGCTCGGCTACAATGTGGAGGTTTATGATATGTTTGCAGCACAGAACAGAGACCGTCAGTCGCCTGGAGTGGTTCGCCTCCCACAAGTGGAAGCGGTCAAAGGTCAGCATGCGGTAGAGGCGCATATTCTCCGCCGAGTTTATGCCAATATTCGTATCACAGATTTTGATAATGATGAGACTACTACTAATGTGGCCGTAGCCTTCCATCAGAAAGGTATTCAGATTGGATTCGGTCCGAATGTGATGATTTGCCACAATCAGTGTATGCTCTCTCCAGAACTGTATATGTCCAGCTATTCCGAAAAGGGCAAGAAGGGTTCCGGTATGGAAGTGGCAGCAATGCTTGATACATTAAAGTCATGGCTGGTCGATGCCCGGCACATTATTGAGACTGATCGTGAGCGTATTGCCAAGATGAAGGAGACACGCATTACTGCAGAACAGATGTTCTTGCTCATTGGTTTGATGACTGCTACCAGAGTAAAGGCAGATACATCACGAAAGTCTATTCGTGAGAATATCACCTACCCTCTCAATCAGTCACAGATTACACTCTTTACAGAGGATATGCTGGAGGCCTATCACGATAAGGAGTTTGTAACTGCCTGGGATATGTATAATTCTGCTACCAACTTGTATAAGGCTAACAGAATGGATATCCCTGCCCTTTTGCCACAGAACAGGGCAATGGTTAACTTCATGAAGGCCAATGGTCTGATAATTTAATTGGTTCGAAAGGAGCTTCCAAGGGTTAGTCCTTTGGTTGCTCCTTATATAGAACGTAATCCAATACTTTTCTATTTGCAGCGTCTATATTGGCAACACTCTTGTCAATATAGATAGCTGTTGTCCTGTTTCCATGGGAATGTCCCAATGCTTCGGCAATGATTTCTTCGGGTATTCCTATGGAGAAGGCTATTGTTGCCCACGTATGCCTAGCCCAATACAGAGAGATATGATCAAACAGAGGATTATGCTTTGTATGATATTCCTTCTGAAAATCATGAGCTTTCTTTTTCTCGTTCCTTTCTTTAGTGACAGGGCCTATTGCCTTTAGTCCCTTGTTTGCTTTGCACACAAATTGCTTATAGTTCCTCATGTTCTCTGAGAAATTGACTAGATTTGTCTTTCCTCTATACCTATTTATTATCTGTATGGCTTCCGGTTCTAGTCTGATGCTATACAGTCTTCCGGTCTTCTTTCGTCTATACAGTAATCTTCCGTCTACAACATTCTCATCCGTACAATTAAGAATATCGGCAGGGTTTATCCCGATCAAGAAGAATGTAAGCTTGAAATAATCCAGGTACTTCTGCTGCCATGGCTGCACATTATAATTAAATAAGGTACGTAGTTCATCTACAGAAAGTGAACGTTTTTCTGTCTGTTCCGGATTTATATCGAATGTTCTCATCGGATAATGGCTGGTTATCTCGTTATCGATGGCATCGTTGAAAACGGCACGTATGTTTCTGAAATGTATATTCCTGGAGTTCTTCTTTAACCCTTGTCTTACCAACTCGGCATCCAACCTTTTCAGCCAATCCTTTGAGATATCTTCAAAAGCGTAGGTATCTACCTTGCTATCGAAATCGCGCATCTTCTTCAAAGTGGTTGCATATATTTCCCTGGTCCTTTGTGCTGAACGACTATTCATATATTCTATATACCTATTTATAAATAAGTCTTTCTTCTTAACATCAGGGTCTAGATAGGCTACAACCTTATTCTTTATCTGCGTTGAAGTCTGTTTAGTAAGTTCTCCCTTCATCTGCAGTTCCAATATAGCATTTTCAATCTCTACCAATTTGTTCTTGACAAATATTTCCAATCTCTGCTTGTTTGGTGCATCAACTATTCTTTGCTTCTTAGCATCCCATTGTTCCTTTTTCAATTTGACACCAAGAGGAATATAAGCTGCCTGTCGCTTCTTAGTGATGGCAACTTTGAGCGGTGCCGGCTCTCCGTCCTTGACCGCTCTTGTATCTAAGTATAGTTTCGTTGTTATCATTTGCAAGCTATTTGCAAGCAGAATTGTGCAAAAATGTGCAAAAATGTGCAAGAATGTGCAGGATTCTACTTAGTTGGATAAAATACGATATCTTGGAAATACCTAATTTTCAGTGTTTTCTGCGGAAAGAGGGGGATTCGAACCCCCGATTCCCTTTAGGGGAATACACGCTTTCCAGATGTGAAGCTTTTCGATATAACTATCTTAGCCTCAATTAATTACGGAGACCCGATTTTTTATTTGCAAGCTATTTGCAAGCATGCTATTTTTTCGAGTTACACAATATGCAGAAATATTAATTATATTTAAATATACCCACATATATTTTGATATATCATTTTTTTCATTTATCTTTGCATTTGAATTTATAACTTAGTGCAAAGATATAAAGAAATCCTTTATTCTAGCACGCATTTAAACTATTTAACATGGTAACATCAGTTCAGCCAAACATAAGTCCAACTTCGCGATATACCATATCGGAAACCTGCAAACTGTTGGGTATACATCGCAACACCCTGCGATCCTATGTGAACGCAGGGTATATAAAGTCTATGCAAAAAGTTCATGGACAGCGTTTCAAAGGTTCTGAGATTCTTCGCTTTTGGAACACGTTTGTGTAAACATGGGACCGGTTCCAAGCAGTAGCCACTCGCATGATACACCATACCCTTCAGCGAGGTAAGCAAGATACTCTATACGAAAAGTACGCTTATCTCTGTTATGCTTTAGAGTATTCATGTTACCATAGTTCAAACCAAACTCTTTTGTAAAAGTCTGTAAGCCTTTAATTTTTCTCTGTTCTTTGAGAACATCAAGTGCTTCGAAGAACCTGTCGCTAATATCCAGGGCACAATCAGGAATATTCAGTTTCATTTCAAAGTTAATTTTTCAAGAAGATTCATGAGACGTACATTTACATCATCTTGTTTTTCGATATGCTTTGCTATCATCTCAGTCTGCCTCTTTATAATTTCTACTAAATCAGCATTACTTTGGATTCCGTTGTTCTGATTTCCAGAGCCACTGTTTACATTATTCTCTGCATTAACGAGTTGAGAAGGTTCTACCTCGAAAGCCTTGACATTTTCTTCTCCATACTCATCGTATAGTTTCTGAAACTGCGCAGGTGTAGGATCTATACCCTCTGTTTCGTATCTCGAAATGTTAGATTGGGAAATTCCCATAATTTCTGCAAGCTTAGACTGAAATAGTCCGTGAGCTCTTCTAAATTCTTTATATTTGAACATATCTGTATAAATTTGTTAATTTTGACTAAATCTTTTCGATATATTTGCATATATCAGAATATATTTGTATCTTTGCATAAAGATATAAAACATAGTGCAAAGATAATGGAAAATATTCAAACATCAAACACTTTTGAGGAAAAATCTCAAAAAATGACCTTAAAAGGTTATTATCAGGGGTTACCGATGAGAAGTGCCCCGCGATACGACTTCATCACGGAAGTCGCTAGACGCTGCAAGGTTACCGAGCAGACAGTTAGGAATTGGGTTCTATATGGTATGAAGCCACAGCAGCACATCCATGTAGAAGTATTGTGTGAACTAACAGGCATTAGCGAGGAGGACTTATGGAAGGATTAGAGTTCTATATGTTCGAGGATGAGTTATGGTGTAAGACGTCAGACGGAAAGAACTTCATGGTCGATGAGACACATACAGAGCTGGTGAAATACATCCTGGAAAAGGTTCGCGCTTGCTATCCGGAAGCATACAAGGCGTTGGAGAAGATTTACTCAAAGAGCGCACCTAACGAGAGTTACTATCAGTATCTCATGATGCGTCGATTTTGCAAATGCAACTTTTGTCGACTCGACACTACGGCTTTTGATGTCGTCGATGTTGACAAGGATGGAAGGTTCAACTTCGAGAAGGTCGAATGCCCAATGCGTGGTGAATGCCCTTATGATAGCATCGTCTGTATGCCAAGGTTTAATGCTAATCTTTCTACTGCGGAGTTGCGCGTGATGAAACTGCTTTATGAGGGACGAAGCGAGCAGGAGGCGGCAGCCGAGCTATTCAACTCCCCGAACACGATACATCAGCACGTCAAGTCTGTGTATGTGAAACTAGGAATACATAAGCTCTCTGAGTTTATCACCTATGCAAATAAGAACAATTTGTTTAACAATTAAATATTAGTTTATGCCAATTATTAGAAAGAATGACGTTGTTACAGAGCGTCCAGTGATTATCGTACTTTATGGTACTCCAGGTACCGGTAAGACATCTTTGGCTACTACAGCCAACAGTCCTTTACTCATCGACACCGACCGAGGCTTTGACCGTGCCGTTCAGCGTCCAGACATTGTGGTCACGGCTTCACGTTGGGAAGACATCTACAATGCTGAGGTTATCGGTTCCTATGTTGTTGAGGATGGCAAGCAGGTTTGGAAGCCAGGTTTGATCAGTGAGTGTAAGACCATCGTAGTAGACACAGCCAAGGCTATGCTCGATGACTATCTCAACGCTTTTGCTATTCAGCAAGACCCTAAGCTGGGAACTAACTCATTGAAGCGATATGGTGTGATGGGAGAATTGTTCAAGCAGTTTGTCGGCATTCTCCGTTCAAACAATTCAGACATCATCTTCATCTGTCACGACAAGGAGACACAGGAAGGAGATTACATCAAGCATTCTCCAGACTGTACAGGACAGAGCAAGGACTTGCTCATCCGTATTGCGGACCAGGTAGGTTACATCTGCAAGGAGAACGGCAATCGCGTCATCAAGTTCGAGCCACAGGACAATCGTGTTGGTAAGAATGTTGCAGACCTGCAGGACACTTGGATTCCAGCTTACGGAACAGAGGAGTTTGACACTTGCATGGCAGACATCATCAAGAAGGTAAAGAAAGCCATCGTGAATAAGTCAGATGCTCAGGCTAAGGCGCAGGAAGCCGTTGATGATGCCCGAAAGAAGCTTGCAGCCGTGGAGACTGTAGATGATGCAAATGCTCTCATCGAGGTTGCCCACGGATTGAACAAGATTCATCAGAAGGCATTCATGAATCAGATGATCAAGGAACTTGCTGTCAAAGGCATTGACTTTGACAAGAAGGGCAAGAAGTTCGTCAAGCACGAGGATGCAGCATGATGAAGCCTTTGATTAGAGTTACCCAGCTAGAGAGCTTCAGACGGTATATGTCTGGCGAATATGCTTATGTTACAGAGCAGGACGTTATAGACAATATCACTAAGAAGTTTGAGGGCAACGATTACACAAGAATAGGAACTGCCTTTCACTCCATCGTGGAGACTGGCAGTCCCCATTGCTTCAAGGAGCCGGAAGGTGTTCGTCATTTCACCTATTATAAGAAAGATAAGACAGAACCCGTTCCGAAAGGAAGAAGGTTCGTCTTTGATGAAGGTGAAGCGATTCTCGACATTCCACAATGTAAGGTTGCTTTGAAATACAGGAATGAGCATCCTGGCGCCTTTCATGAGGTTCGTGAATACAAGGATTTCGGCGATGCCGTTATCACGGGATGTGCCGATATGATTGACGGACTAGAGATAAGAGACATCAAGACTAAGTACGGACCGGTATCAGACAAAGACTATATAGATAGCTGCCAATGGCAGCTTTACCTAGAATTGTTTGAAGCTGACGTGTTCCATTTTGACTTGTTTGTCTTTGAGGGCTACAATAAGGATAAGCACAAGGGAGACGTGAGAGGTCTCAAGCTTACTCCTTATGAGCCAGCAATCACTTGTTACAGATACCCGGGGATGGAAGACAAAAACCATACATTATTGCGTAACTTCCTCAAATGGGTAGAAATGAGAGAATTATTACCATATTTACCATTAACAGAATCAGATGGCTAATACAATGACAGGAAGGGTATTACTTATCGGCAATGTCGAGGAAATACCAAGCAAGAGCGGCGGAGAGCCGTTCAAAAAGAGAGTTGTGGTTCTTAACTGTACACACTCGAACTTCGGAGAGGTGTACGAGAACTACCCAAGTTTTGAGTTCAGCGGAAAGCACGTGGATGATCCTGCTGATTTTGCAGTTGGCGAGATTGTTACTATATCTTTTGCTCTTCAAGGTACCAAGTATCAGAAGAGTGCAAATGACCCGGTAAAGTATTTCAATACCATTTCGGGTTATAAGATAGAAAAGTATCAGAGAGGTGGTCAGACGCAGCAGCAAGCACCTCCACCACCGCAGCCGCAAGGAGTTCAGTCACCGGCACCGCAGCCGGGCAAAGATGATGATTTGCCATTCTAGTTATGATTTTCAATCTCAACAATGACAAGGACAGGGCAGACTACAAGGACTATTGCAATGGTCTTTACATGGATGCCTTGAAAAGCGGAAAGGGTTTTATCGTGGAGGTGAAGAAAAAGCACCGTCCACGTTCCCTTGCCCAAAACAGCTATCTACACGTTTGCCTTCAGTATTTCGCATCAGAGTTCGGCTACGATGAAGAATATGTGAAGTATAACATTTTCAAACAGATAGTGAACAGAGAAATCTTTGCGAAGCAGAGAACAAACAGAAGAGGACAGCCTGTAACTTATTGGAGAAGCACGGCTGACCTTGACACAAAAGAATTAACAGACGCTATTGAGAAGTTTCGGAACTATTCAAGTATGGTTGCAGGGTTGTATATACCAGAACCTAATGAAGAAGCAGCCTTGCTTGAAGCTCAGAAACAGATAGCATTATATGAAAAGTATTTATAATTATGAAATCAGATTTGAAAAATTATGTTCCAGAGAACATTGAGTTTGTATTGGAGGACGGTGTAAAAGACATGTTCCCAATGGAGTTGGACTTCCTCGCTTTGACCGAGGAGAACCTTTGCGGAGAGAAGCCTTTGAAGAATAAGGCAGACATCCTTAAATTTGTCGGAAAGCACTTCACTGCGACCTTCCCAGACAATGAGTTGGTTACCCGTTTCCTTGATGAGTTCGAGAAGAAGAACATCAGAGAGGAGTATTGCACACTCGAAGAGAATGTGGTACCAGCTCGCAAGCTGGAGTTGGAGGAGGCTTTGGAAAAAGCCAAGAAGATGAAGAAGGACGCAGAAGAGGCTTATGCTTCTGTCCTTATGGAAGTAGCCAAATATGCCGCTGAGGTGCGCCAGGGAACTGTTGACATGCGTCTTAAGTCAAAGGACGTGTTCTGTATTGCATTGGCAGGTTACTATCTCGTATATAACTGGGATGCAAATTCAGAGAAGTTCCTGCTCGCTAAGGCTTATGCCATTCCAGACCGTTCTGAGATTTGGGCTAACGAGGTCAAGAATCGCGAGAGTATGAAGGAGGTCTTCGGATTGGAGTTCCCGGAAGAGGAGCAGCCAAAAGAAGAGGCTCAGTCAGAGCAGTCTTCAGATGATGACGATGATGAATTACCATTCGGCGAGTAATGAAGTACACTCTTAGAAATTATCAAAAGCAAGCTAGTGATGCAGCCGTAAGGCTGTTCACTAGCAAGGCTGACAAGAACGGATTGGTTATCCTGCCTACGGGTGCAGGAAAGAGTTTGGTGATAGCAGATATTGCCTCTCGCCTGGAAGGACCGCTGTTAGTCTTTCAGCCCAGTAAGGAAATTCTTCAGCAGAACTTTGCCAAGCTGCAAAGCTATGGTATCTTCGATTGCGGTTGCTATAGTGCTTCTGTAGGATGTAAGGATATAAACAGAATAACCTTTGCAACCATCGGAAGCGTGATGAATCATATGTCAGACTTCGATTGTTTCAAGAACATCATAATTGACGAATGTCATTACGTAAACTCTAAAGCTGGGCAGTACAAGGAGTTCATAGAAGCGAAGAACAGACAGGTTGTTGGATTAACAGCCACGCCATACCGTCTTGATCGTGCCGAAGGAGGTTCCATCTTGAAGTTCCTCACAAGAGTCAGACCTAGAATATTTTCAAAGGTCATCTATTGTTGTCAGATTGGAGAGCTGCTTTCCAAAGGTTATCTTGCAGACTTGCATTATTACGATTTGACAGAATTGGATTTAAGAAGAGTCAGAAGCAATTCCACCGGTGCAGATTATGATGAAAGAAGTCTCCTCGCAGAGTATGAGCGTTGTGGATTCTATGATAAGCTATCAAATACAGTAGTCAAGGTTCTGCAGCCTAAAAGCGGCATACCTAGAAAGGGAGTACTTGTATTTACCGCTTTCACAAAGGAGGCCAGGCAGTTGGTTGATAAGCTTCAATCACTCAGAATCAATGCCGCCATCGTGACAGGAGAAACGCCTAAAAAGGAGCGTGAAGCCATTCTTGAAGGATTCAAGAGGAGAGAAATAAAAGTTGTTGCCAACGTTGGTGTACTGACTACGGGATTCGACTACCCTGCCCTAGACACCGTTGTCTTGGCACGCCCGACGAAATCTCTCGGGCTCTACTACCAGATGGTAGGTCGCGCTATCAGACCTTTTGAAGGCAAGGACGGGTGGATAGTTGACTTGTCGGGAAACTATAGCCGTTTCGGGAATGTTGCAGACCTCTTTATTAGCAGACCTCCAGGAACCACAAAATGGGCGGTATATTCTAGAGGAACACAATTAACTAATGTCGTACTAAGATGAGCGTTCTAAATGAGCTTATTGAATATAAGCAAAGAGATTCCGCATTAGGAACTGAGTATTTAACTCTCTGTCCGCATTGCAGAAAGGGAGTATTTACACAAGAACCAATTTATGTAGGAAGTTTAGCTTGCCGTTTATGTATTGATTTTGTGAACATGACGGATAAATATGTTACATGTAAATTCAAAAGAAATGTTTCCATTTTATAAGAAAAAGAAGAAATCTCCTTCTGCTCCCAAAAAGAGAAAGAAGAGTAAGCCGGATTTAGTCAAGAGGCTAGACAAGGTGTTTGCATTGTATATTCGTCTGAGAGACTGCATGCCAAGCGGCATGGGACAATGTATCAGCTGCGGAAAGATAAAGCCGTACAGAGAGCTTGATTGCGGTCATTTCTTCGGACGTTCCAACATGGCCACCCGATTTGATGAAGATAACTGCAATGCAGAATGTATCGGGTGCAACAGAGTGAAGTCAGACCATCTTATATACTACCAGGAGAATCTGATAAAGAAGATTGGTGTTTCCCGATTTTCCACCCTGCGAGAGCGTGCTCACTCCATCAAGAAATGGGATGACGATGAGTTGGAGAAAATGATTAAGTATTATACTAATGAAGTAAAGAGGCTGAGTTATGAGAAGGGTATCACCGTTAATCTGTAAAAAATATAAGTCCCCAGTGTTTCACAACACCGAGGACTTGAACCAATTAAAATCCTATAAAGATTATACTTTAAAGGGATTTGTTTGCAAAGGTAATGAATTATTTTCAAATTGCCAAATAAATCCCATAAAAAAAGCCCGCTCACCAGCAGGCTAAAGAGGAATCCTAATAGCATTCTTTTTTACAGACGCTATGGAAAAAAACTTATTGCAAAGGTACTAAAAAATATCGAGATAACCAAATATATATTCAAATATATTTTGGTATTTTTGAATATTTAACTTGATTTTTTTTGCATATATCAAATAAAATTCGTAATTTTGCATTAAAGAGGAAATAATAGTAATAATTAAAATATTATACAATATGGAAGAGACGGAATTTCTCAGAGATTTTGAAGGCATCAAGGACTACAGAACGTTCTTGGTAGGCTTGGACAAACAGTTCAAGTCGGCAGGTGTGTTGTATCGTGAGTTTAAGATTTTGGAAGGGATGGCTTCTATCGCTTTAAAGATTAGCCCTTCTATCCACAATTTTATCTCTAAGCAGCAAAGTGCTGTTTACAGTAAGTTACAGACAGAAGTTGACTCCCTGGCAAATAGTATAAAGCGAGGTAAGATATGCTTCATTAAGAACGAGGACTTGAACCAATAAGATTATGAAATATAATTGCATCAGAAATAGTGATTCTCCAGAAGTAATGAGAGCAAGGATGAAGCACGGTATAGCTGCCTACGGCATCTACGTTGCTCTTATGCAACTATTGGAGGAAGACGAGGATCATAAGCTGTCAAAGGATTATTCTATGATAGCTTATGAGATGCGTGTTGATGTTTCCGTGGTGCAATCTGTAGTTGAGGATTTTGATTTATTTGAGGTTGAGGAAGAATATTTCTATTCTAAGGAACTTTCAGACACTATCGAGCAGGCAAGAAAAGTCAGCGAAGCTAGAGCTAGAGCCGGTCGTGCAGGTGGTGCAGCAAAGGCTAGAAATTTCGCAGAAAATGCCAAAAAATCTTCTAGCAAATGCCAAGCAAATGCTAGAAAAAACGTAGCAAATGCTAGTGAATCTCTAGCAAATGCTACAAATTCTCTAGCAAATGCTAGCGAATCTCTAGCAAATGCTAGAAAAAACGTAGCAAATGCTAGAAACCCAAAAGAAAACGAAACAGAAAAAGAAAACCTTCCCCCTAAAACCCCTATAAAAGAAAAAGATAAAGAAAAAGAAAATTGTCTTAGCAGACGGCTGAGTTCTAACGAACTCTTTCTCACGCCCGAGCGTACGAGCGCGTGTAAGAAGCCACAGAAAGAGCCAACTCCGTGCCATAGGGGTCGTCAGATATTCGAGGCTTACTTCCTAGAGCTATACGGAGAACCTTATTACTGGCAGGCTAAAGACGCAAAGGCTATGAACTCTATTCTTAAGAAAATCGCTTTCGCTAGAAGCCATAGAACGGTGCCGCTGCCGACTGATAACGAGAGCCTTCTAAAAGCGTGGGGTGAGTTCCTGCATCTTATAGACAAGACTTGGATAATGAACAATTTCTCCGTCAACAAGATAGACTCTCAGTATAACGAGATAGTTTCAGAAATGAAAAATCATAAACAAAACGTAACAAGCAATGGAAACAAATACAGAAAAGAATCAGGCGTCCCGAAGTATGAGTCCAAAGCAGCCTATGAATCGGGGTTTGGCTCTGCCAATAGATAATCGGGTGATAAAGAATACTCTCTATGCTTTCTACAAGCGAGAGGTTGAGAAGAGAAAGAACGAGTTCATCTTCACCGAGGAGATAAAGAATAACTTGTCTGTCGTTGGTGATTTCCTCACTACGGAGACACGTTTCTACGGGTTGTTTCTGCCAGGAAGTATCGGAAATGGAAAGACTACGATGCTTAAGGCTATCCGTGACCTGCTTGTTTATCTCGCAGATACCAATCAAATCAGATTTTGCGAGGGAGACAAATACCCCCGTTTCATTTCTGCAAGAGAAATGGCGAACGTGGCAAAAGCTCCGACAGACTTCCGTGCTCTCAAAGATACGAGATACCTTCTCATTGACGACCTTTGCGAGGAGCCAACTGAGGTTGTGAGTTTCGGCAACTGCATTTATCCGTTTACGGAGCTGATTGAATACCGGTATGAGAATCTACTTCCGACTTTTATTTCAAGTAATTTCGGAGCGGCTGATATATCGGAGAAATACGGAAATCAGCGTATCGGTGACAGAATGAAGGAAATGTTCAAGATAGTTAGTTTCAAGGAGGAATCGTTCAGATGAGTTTAGCACAATCACCGTATCAGAATCAGCCATTAGTGAATGACTCTAAGGCTGAGCAGTATGTTATCGGAAGTCTTTTCATTGACCCTACGGCTTACACCGTAGTCAGTCAGTATCTAGATGAAGACTGTTTCTATGACCCTATATGCCGTGACATTTGGAAAGCCGTTGACAATATGGGCAAGCACGGCATGCCGATAGATATCATATCCGTGTCATCCGAACTTGGCAAGCAGAAGTCGAACGTGACTTCATTGGACTTGATGAATATTTCGGCACAGATTGCTTCGTCAGCCCATGTAGAGTATCACGCCATCAGATTGCAAGACCTTGGCAGGCGAAGAAAGCTATGGGTAGTAGGCCAGCAGCTTTCCAAGGTGGGATTGTCGGAAGAAGTGCTGACCGCAGATGCCCACCAGGAAGCGATTGAGAGTATCGGAGGAGTATTCGAGAAGGCTGATGGAGTGTTCACGCTCAATGATGCCATGAACAGCCTAAACGAGATAATGGTTAAGAACGCCACCGTTGGAGGTGTTACGACAGGAACCAAGACTGGCATGGAAAGATTCGATGAAAAGGGAGGACTGCAGAAGTCTGACTTGATTATCGTAGCCGGCGAAACTTCTCAGGGAAAGACGAGCCTTGCGCTTTGTATGACAAGACACGCCATCGAAAACGGAGCAAAGGTTGCTTTCTATTCTATGGAAATGACGAAGGAGCAGCTTACGGCACGTCTGCTTTCTGCCAAGACGAACATCCCGGCCAACAACATCCTTTATTCGGGCAGTCTGGCGCCAAGCGAGATAAGGATGATTGATGATGCTAGAGGCAAGTTACCCGGAGAGAATTTATTCTTTGATGACAAGAGCACGTCAAATATAGATTCTATTCTTCTTTCCATCCGAATGCTTAAGATGCAGAAGGACATAGACGGAGCCGTAGTTGATTACTTGCAGATTCTTAACGTAAACTCCAGGAGTACGAGTTTCAGCAGGGAGCAGGCTATGGGTGATGCCGCACGAAGATTCAAGAACCTTGCAAAGGAACTGAACATATGGATTATCGCCCTAAGTCAGTTGTCTAGAGATAGCAACTGTCCCGAGCCGAACTTGAACCGACTGCGCGATAGTGGACAGATAGGAGAAGCTGCCGATGTTGTCATCCTAGTCTATCGAGCAGAGTATTACAACAGAGCGTACCCTGCCCCATTTGATAATAAGGACGATTATCCTACTGACGGAACGGCTATGATAGACGTTGCCAAGGGACGTAATATCGGAACATTCAAATTCTTTATGGGATTCAATAAAAATACGACAAATTTTTTCAAGACGAATTTAATCAACGAAGATGTACAGGTGCCTTTCGAAAAGCCAGAAGAAGCAGATGCACCATTCTGATAATCAGATAGTTATAAAGCACTATAATTTAGTATTTTTAACTAAAATAATCGTTAGTATATTTGCATATATCAAATAATTTTCGTACCTTTGCATATAGATAAAAGGTAGTACTTTTGACTATTCAGAGCCTACCTTACAAGTTGAACCAATTAAAATTATAAAGATTATGAAGAAGTTAGGATATATTGAAACTAGCAGTTTGACCTCCTCTAAAAAGGAACAGTTGCAGAAACATTTCAGAGAGTGTGCGGTCGTATGCCTTTCGACGGATAAAGTTTTCAGGGCTTTTGGAGAGATTGAGGAAAATCTTAGACCAGACCACAATTTGGGCAATTACAGAGATAATCCATATTTCGACATGCTTCGCAAGCAGTATATGCTGGTCAGATTCATAGAGGAAGAGTACTTCCGTAAGTACGGGAACAGCTATTGTTCTTTCGAGACCGTGAAAGAATATCTCGATTCAATAGATGATTTGAGGACGCTCGATGAGCACAGTTGCCTCGAAGAAATCGACAAGATGATTTTAACCAGAATGTCGCTTCAGATTAGTAAAATATAAACCAATTAAAATTCATAGAAAGGGAATAATTATGAGAAATTCAAATTTCAATCTTATCAAGTCATTAGGCTACATTGTAGTTCTTATGTAAAGGAGGAGGAACGAGTATGAGTTTAATCGATGAAATCAGAGCAGCTAGAGTTTCTCAACTCACTGAGGAACACAAGGAAAAGCTTCTTGCTTATATCAAGAAGAACCTGATGCAAAATGATTACGCTTTAATCCGTGGCGCAGCACACTTTTCGTATGATTGGAAAATTCCAGACCCGGATAGCAAGGATTGGTGGAGAGACTGTTATGCTCCATACAAACTCCATCCGGCTATTACGGATTGGCTGAATAGCCTTGGCTTTACGTGCAGTCGCTATTATAACAGAGGTGGTGTTGACCAGGGAATATGTGTAAGAATATAAGCGTATAAATATCAAATGAGTTATGAAATATGTAGATTATAAAGCCAAACAACACAAGGAGTTCAATAAGCTCCCGATGAAAGCAGCCTTTGGCGATAAGCAGTTTGAGGAAATGATGGCAGAATGGGGGCTTACCACAAGTAAGGAAGACCTAGAAAAATATGTTCCATCGGTTCCGGTGCTTATTGCCTCAAAAAGGACTACCACCTGTTCATAGAATTTGGTGAGCGTTCAGTAAAGGAGGACGAGGAGTTCTATTCAAATGACGAGAATTTGAAGGATGCTCTCATCTATGAGTTTGGCAACCATGAATGCGGATATACATGGGAGTTTGAGAATGGTATTATCGCATTGGGATTCTCCATCAAAGAGTTTTTTTCGGACCAGCGCAAAGCTAAGGTATTCGCTGAGGCAAGAAAAGAGTATATAGACAAATTGGAGGGCTAGCTATGTTGGTAAATGAAATGGTACAATACACGAGAACGGCAGACATGGAAGAACTCTATCTGATGCTCAATAATGATTCTGTAGCCTACGACCTTTGGCACGATGCTGCAGAAAAGTACGCCCTGAAGATGGTAAATGGCGAGGCGGTAATGATGGAGAATGTCGCCCATGTGATGATTGCAAGAATCATCCAGTCATGTGACAGACTGATAAACTGGCGCAGAAAGATGATTACTGATGCCCTGGATATTACCAAAGAGCAGAAGGAGATTGTCGCATGGCAGTGGTTCTACAATAGTATGATGGATTTATATACTTATTATAAAGGTAGGCAAAAGTAAGGTTTAACATAACGGGTAGTAAGGACACCCACTAGTTAGATACCTTATTCTTATCTGGCAGCCGGAAAGACGGCAGCCTACCTTTTAAGATATAAATAATATGAAAGATTACGATTACTTATCTCTTATCGTAGAGATTTCCCCGCAGCATCAGAGCTGTTCTGGAGATATTAGGGATTACGAGTATGTTTGCAGACTGGATTGTGTCGGTGACCATAATGAAATATTGGAATTTATGCTTCAATGGGATTATGGAGAAGATACATCAGATACACAAACTGAGTTAGACAAATATGAAGATGTGCTCATCGAGACAGATACACATATACTTGCAAAATGTGAGTCCAGGAACTTCGGCTGGCAAGGTGACGCATTCTTCCTTTATAGAAAGGATAAAAAGAAATGAAAAATATTTATCATATACATCAGTCTTCCAATTCCTATTGGGATAGTCATTGGACAGACACAGATTATTATCTGTGCGATAGCGAGGAGGAATACCAGCAGAAATTGGCTGAATATACCGAGGAGCGTAAGCAGATTGAGAAGGATTTTAAGGAGAATCCAACAGAGGCCAACAAGTATCGTGCATTGTTCTTTCAGCTCAGCAAGGAGCAAAAGGTACATGCTAACGAATATTACTACGCACATGAATGGTGCGGCAAGGAGTTCGATGCTTTCGGTTTCTGCTGGAGTAAGAGGTTGGAGAGAAGTACGCATTACAAGTACTATCTTAAGCCAGGCTCGGTGTGCAACGAGACAAGAAGTTCCGCTGTTGGCAGATTTACAGGATATGGAAGTTAAACTTAATAAGATTGGAGGTGAAACATGTAGAATTAAGTAAACATCGTTAAACAAAACAATGGTCGGGATTAAATAACAAAAAACAATTTTGATATTCTTTATTTTGCGACAGCCCGGAAAGACGGCACCCGACCTTTAATTTTTAAAATAATATGGAAATAGAAGAATTAATAAAAATAGCAGAGTCTGATTCCTGGACTGTCACCGAGGAGGAATACACGAATGGGAAAGGATTGCTCTTCTCAAGACGTTCACCTGCAGGTCAAGACTTCTCGATATCAACCGGACCATTTGAAAGTGCGGAAGAATTGATCAACAGCATCCACCAGCGTTACGTAGAATTTGACGCTGATAGTGAAACATATTTATGGTTAGACAACGAGGGCCATGGAAAGAACGGAGCACCATATCGCATGAGGGATGTGCTGGAAGACATGGAAGCTTGCGAGAAGATGATTTACGACTTATTTATTTGTTATCGGGACGCTTATGAAAAGAAGTGAATTATTTATGGCTTGCGCCAATGAGTACAGTTACAGATGCAATTCAGATTGCGACAACTGTGAGCTATACCTTCGTTACTTAAAAGAAAAGGAGGATTGATTATGAAAGGGAAAGATATTATCGTAGTTAGCAGTTTTGGTGTACAAGCGTACTATCCTATTGGGCAGAAGCTTAGTATAAATGGGAGAACTTGCGTAGTAGCGAAAAGTGGAGATTGCGTTAATTGCGCTGTTTGTGTGCCTAACGTTCCGCTCCGCGATCAAGAAGTGACATGTGCGAACTTAGCTTGTACGGCTGGCGACAGAAAGGATAGAACTAGTGTTCATTTTAAAGAGATTTAATTATGAAGGTGCACTTGATTTATAAAGAAGATGCTTGGCACACAAAAGGGAGCGGAAAATTACTTAGAGTAGCCGATAGCCTTCAGAAATGCTACGCAACAGCCGAGGCCAACGGAGCTTCGGAAGAGCAACTTAAAGATTTGCGCAATATCGGGCAAAGTCAATGTAGTGGTAAAAGCTACGAGTTTAACATTGAAACATGGGAGGTAACATAATATGAAATACGATGTTTGCATTCAAGAAACTTTGAGTAAGACAATAACCGTAGAGGCAGAATCAAATACGGATGCTTGCTCCATGATTAGAGAAAAGGTTAAGAATGGTGAGATTGTCCTTTCTGCCGACGATTACACCGGTTGTAGAATTATAACGGCACAGAAAGCGTATTGAAGTGAAGACAACGAAGACTGAGTTCAGAGAATTGCTTAGTGTTTTGGAGAAAGCAGCTGCTTTTATTAATGAAAAAGCCACAAGGTCTAGAGACTTAGATTTGGCTAGAAGATTAATAAGGGCAAAGAGCTTGCTGGCGAAAAGAAATGGCAGTCTTCAAGGAGAAAGCGGCGATAGTCATTAATGGCATCGTGTATGTAGCGGAACCAATGGATGATTGCGAGGATTGTGCATTTTGTACGGGCTTGGCACAATGTAGCGTAGATTTCATTTGCATCTCTATGAGAGAAGCATTCCGTAAGGGTTTTAGAGACAAGCCTATAGGTTTCAAAAAATGGAAAGGTTATGAAAGGATCAGAAACATTCAAGAAGGTAATCAAGGCATATCTTGACAAGCGTGCAGCAGAGGACGAGCTTTTTGCGAAGGATTATGCCAAGCCGGGCAAGAACATCGATGATTGCTGCGACTTTATTATCTCAGAGGTCAAGAAATCCGGAAGGAATGGCTTTGACGATGATGAGATTTACGGAATGGCAGTTCATTATTATAATGAAGAAGAAGTCTCATTCACTAAGAATCAGAATTGCACCATTGTTACAAATCTCTCAGACCAGACCAAGGAGAATTTGGAGAAGAAGGCTGAGGAGGAGTTCAAGCAAGCCAAGATCATGGAGCTCAAAAAGAAGGAGTCCGCAGAGAAGGAACGCTTGAAGAAGAAAGCCGAGGCTCAGAGAAAGAAGGATGCAGAGATTGGGCAGTTGAGTTTGTTTGATTTTTAATATGTGAGTTATGAAGCCAAGAAATAAGACAGAGCGTGAAGTAGTGAAGTTCTCAGACAGAATGCCTGAGCTATCCGACAAGCAACGTGAGTGGGCCATCAAGACTTGTATTTCTGAAGATGATGCCTACAAATACAGTGATAGATTTTCTAGAGGATGCTTCTACCTTGTATGCACATTCAAGGGATGGCAGGTTCTCAGGTACTTCCAGGTAAGAGTGAAGTTCCGGTTCCACAAGATGGTTAAGGAGAAGATTTACTTCAAGGAGTGTATGCAGCAATGGTTGAAAGACGGGGAATATGTTTTTCTTGCCAAGCAGAGAACTAGCGGATATATTGTAGATGCTTTTTCTGCTTTTGGAAAGCTGGAAGTAAGAACGCATACTTTATGGAGCGGTTTGGGCGACCCTCGCGATATCGGGTTCGATGGAGTATATTACGCTTCTGCCCAAGACAAGTATAAGTACGCTCTCAGAGACTTCAGGGAAAAGATTCCGTGTGACGAAATCTTCCGTTCCGTCAATGCTAACACATACAATGAAACTCTCATGAGACGTGATATTGATATGTGGAAGGTGTGTAAGTACCATGAAGCTGTCTTCGACAGAGAAAAAATGTCTGCCGTCAAGATTGTTGTCAGACACGGAAAGGCTTCTTATATTTACGATAGCTTGTGGTGGGATATGCTCGACAGTATTATGTATCTTAAGAAAGATGTACGTAACCCTTCTATAGTTTGTCCGGAGAATCTTCGTGAGGCGCACGACAAGTGGCTAAAGGCAGCAGAAAACAAGAAAAAGAAAATGGAGGACAGAATGACTAAGCTGCGTTTGATTGCGGAAGAGAAAATGCAACTCAGATATCTGGAGCAAGCTGCTAAAGCCGAAGAGGAGAATAAGAAAAAGGCAGAAGCAATGGCTAATGTATATGTTGACAGAAGAAAGCAGTTCTTTGACATTGACATAAAGGATGGCGCCATAGACATACAGGTTCTTAAGTCCGTCCAGGAGTTCTTTGAAGAGGGCAAGGAAATGGGGCACTGTGTATTTAGGAACGGTTATTACGATGTGAACAGAAAGCCGAACTGCCTCATACTTTCTGCCAAGGTAAACGGGCAGCGTATGGAGACAATCGAGGTAAACTTAGCCGATGTTACCGTTGTTCAATGCCAGGGCCACGGAAACATCAATTCCGCTTTTCACGATACCATTCTGAAGCTTATCAAAGATAATCTGTGGCAGATAGAATCCAGGCTCCCGAACAGGGCTAGTAGAACGGCGTAATTTTTAGTATTTTTGGCTAAAATTTTCGTTTAATATATTTGCATATATCGAGATTTTTTCATACCTTTGCGTATGAGAAGAGCCTATTTTGCGGTATTTTTGACTATCCAAGCCGCATATATGCACAATTTTATGTTAAAATATAGTTAATTTTAGATTTTAGGTATTTAATCATTAAATATTTTATTAAATTTGCAGCGATGGAATACGATTACAGTAAGCTCAGAGAGTTCATCAAGCGTTGTAAGTGGCAATGGGCCACTTCAATGATAGACGTTCCTCATGAGTACATTCACAGAGACAAGTGCGCATTGACAAACGACGAGTTCTATTACTTCGTCAGCGCACAGCGAGACAATGGAGTCCATGAAAGATGGGGGAAGTATAATTTCCCTTACCTTTACATTGATGGTTACAAGTATTGGACGATGGGTGACCCATTCGAGACTACTTGGATTTTGAACAGACAGAAGGTTTTCAACGAGTTCGACTTCCTGGAGTGGCCGGTACCGCGAATCTATTCGAATCAGGAAATGGACGTGATGGCAAAATCTATCATGTTCACGTTCAAGGACAGAAGATTTTTCGAGGCAGGCATCGGAAACGGAGACTTCGTCGCTTTCACCAAGATAAAGCCGGAAATGTATTATGGAGTTGATCCTAGCAAGAAAGCTATCAAGCAGTTCAGGGAAAAGACCACAGGATTTTTCCGCAGATGTTCCACTATTTCTTTTGAGGAGGCGATAAAGAAATGGATGTCGGCAGACAGCGTTGTGGTTGCTCTTTTCGGTACCGCTTCCTACTTCATGCCTCAGTATCTCCGCAAACTGGGCGAGAGTGGTTTGGATTATTGCCTTATGTTCTACAAGGATGACTACACCCCTGCAGAGTTCGAGGAAATGCACCATTTCACCTATGACAGAATGCAGTTGAAATCGATGTTCCCGAATTGTAACATATACAATCACAAGAATTTCGTAACCATTTCAAGTAAAAAAATCACCTGGCAACAGGCAACAGTAGAAAATGAATTATTCCCAGTATGATAAAATAGCAAGTAAGTACGACACTTTGTTTCGTGATGAAATGAGTCTCGTTGAGAACCGTGAGGTGGGGCAAATGCTCCCACCTCTCAGCGGTTCAATCCTAGACATCGGATGTGGTACCGGCTTGCTGACAGAGATTGCAAAAATCGACCCACAGGAATATCTAGGAATTGATCCTAGTAAAGGAATGTTGGAGCAGTTCACTAACAAATACCCAGCCTATAAGGATAGGGTTGTATGTGAGCCTTTCGACGGAAAGAGTTTAGATTGCAGGAATTTCGACAATATCGTAGCATTGTTCGGTTCCCCATCTTATCTTTCCCGTTATGCCGTTCTGGCAATATCGCAGTGCAAGGCTCGCAAGTTCTTGATGTTCTACAAGGAGAAATATCATCCGGTCACTTATGAGAAGTGTGATGTGGAGTTCAGACATTTTTTCTATTCAAAGAAGGTTTTGTGCAGTCTTTTTGGTGAAGAAAACGTATCAGAGTATCACAATTATTTAATAGTAAATTGCGTATGACATCACAGAAAGGTTTGCGTTATGATGGCAGTATTGATAAATACCCCATCACAGAAGGCGAGATTTACAGTTTAGGCAATGGTAGCAAGATTACCATTGCCGATATTACTTTGGGGCTTCCGGAGTTTTCGAAGAATGCCGATTGCGTATTCATCGACCCGGCAGGAAGTAAAGGCGTCCTCAAAGCGTATTATACTAAGGCGGAGAAGCAATGTCCGGTTGATAATTTTGACGAGTTCGTTGCCCACATCAAGAGGTGCATCGAGCAGATTAACCCGGACAGACTATTCGTCGAGTGCTTCTATCGAAATAAGAAACAGTTGGTTCCTATGGTAGAATCATTGTTCCCTCATGTAAAAATCTACGAGAACACCTATTATCATAAGCCAGATTGCAAGTGCTGGATTATCCAAGGCACCAAGAAGGCAGAAGACTGGGGACTCCAGGGAATGGATGAATGGGATGCGGTGTTCAAGATTTGTAAGGATGTTCCGTTCAGCTCTATCACAGACTTCTTCATGGGTCAAGGACTTGTTGCCCAAGCAGCCTATGCCGCAGGTAAGGTTTTCTATGGTAGCGATATGAACAGAAACCGTTTGGCTGTAGCTATAAGCAAGGTAGCCAAGCGAGGTGGAGAATGGACAGTAACTAAATAATTACGCATATGATTAAACTCTCTCAGATTATCATCCTCAACGTTCCGAAGCGAGAACGTGAGGGCAAATACCTTAAGAAGTTGATAGAGACCAGCACGAAGCCTTATGGTATTCCTGTCAGTATCTCTATGGACCGAGGTAAGGGTCTTTGGGACAATTATTCCCAAGCGTTGACGCAAGAGGTAGCAGAAGGAACCCATCGAATGGTTATCCACGATGACATTACCTTTGACCGCAACATTCTTGCCAAGATTTTACATATTCTCTCTTTTGCTCCTGAAAACAACGTTATCAGTTTCTACAATCCAACAAATGGTGACTATACTGATTGTTACGCAAAAGGCAAGCACGTTATTTCTACAAAGACTAACTTCTGGCTGCAGGCTAGCGTTTATCCGAATGACCTAGCCAAGGACTTTGTTGAAACTTCAAACAAGATGACGGATGATCAGACACGTTATGATGATTCGCGCCTTAAGGCATACCTTCAAGCAAAGGGTATCGACCTTTACGCTATCGTTCCCGGTCTGGTTCAGCATTTCGGTGCATACAGAAGCACATTCAACAATCCAGGCGCCGTAGGTGGCATTCCTCGAAACAGCAAGACCTACGACAACCAGTTTGATGTAGAGTCTGTAGATTGGGAGAGTGAGTTCAAAAATCCTTATTTGGCTAAGTCAAGCAAGGATTGGGTTAAGGAAATCGTAAACAAGGAATTTCTCGATGAATACAAAAAACTCTAAGGAAAATCTAGCCTTGAAATTGGCTAAGGACAATATCGAGGTTGAGCAGGTTAAGCCGCTGCACATTGAATACGTTAAGGTTGATGACATTTATCCGAATGACTATAACCCTAATACGCATGATGCAGACAGCTTCGACCTTCTCATCAAATCGTTACTCTATTTCGGATTTACTCAGCCTATCGTTGTTAACCGCTCGACGATGCAGATTGTGGACGGAGAGAACAGATACCGCGCCGCCTGCGTCATCGGATATGAGATGGTTCCTGTATGCTTTGTTGATTTCGACGAAGAGAAGTTGAGATATGCAACAATCATGCACAATGCCGCTCGCGGCCACAACAACAATGAAATGATGGGCAGGCTTAAGGATTACCTTGACACCCATTTCAGTAATTCCAGCGACAAGGTATTATTAAACAATAGAAATAAGAAATGATATTTTACAGTGACAAAAACGTTTATGAGGCAGCTCTTGAAAGATTCAGATATATCTTTCGGGAGTTTTATGGTAAGCGTAAGATTGTCGTGACGATGTCGGGAGGAAAGGACTCTACCGTGGTTCTCAACCTTGCGCACGAGGTTATGAAGGAGATGGGAATTGAAAAGATTCCAGTCCTCTTCCTAGACCAAGAGGCAGAGACTCCAATGACTATCGAGTATATACGATACATCATGCACTTGCCGTGGGTTGAGCCGTATTGGATTCAGTCATACTTCCAGGAATGGAATGCCTCAAAGGGAGAATGGTTCAATGTATGGGGGCCTGGAGAAAAATGGATTCGTGAGAAGGAACCAGATTCTTATGGAGATTTGGAAATCCCACACAATCAGTATTTCTCCAAGACCCTTGATCAGGTACACAGAATGCTCTTTGGCAAAGACTACCTAACTTTGGGCGGTGTTCGCATCGAGGAGTCGCCGGCACGTTTATCGGGTCTTACTAGAGGTGAGTGCCTTCCAGGTATTACGTGGGGAGGTGGTGGCGGATATTATAAAGACGGCACACCGAGAAGTCTGGTGCTCTACCCTATTTGGGATTGGAAGGTTTATGATGTATGGTATTACATCTTCAGCAACAAGCTTCCGTACTGTAAGCTCTATAACTATCAGTTCACGCAGAAGCCACTCAGAGCGTGCCGAGTAAGTTCCCTCATCCATGAGCAGGCTATCCACGACTTAGGTTTCATTAAGGAAGTGGATCCATGGTTCTACGACAAGTTGGTACGAAGAGTTGCAAACGTCAATACGTCTGTACACGTCTTTAACGAAATAGCAACATACTGCTACAATTTGCCGCCTTATTTCAAGGATTGGGATGAATACGTTGATTATCTCGCAGACAATCTTTGTGAAGACAAGAAGAATGCGGAGACTATCAAGAAAGGCTACCGTTCCGCCAAGAAGAGAAATGTAGCTAAAGCCGGTCATTGCCAGGAGTGTATTGATTATGTAATACATCAGATTGGCTATACAAGTGCCGTCTGCGTCATTGCGGAAGATTTTGGCATGAAGCGCATTCAGAGTGTAGAGCGTTCTTTGCGTCAGTATTTGAGCGACAATTATGTTAAAATAGAAAAAGCTAATAAGGAATATGAATCTTCAAGAGAACATCAAGAAGGAGTTTGATGCTGCCAAGGATAAGGTGCAGTTTTTGAATGACCTCAGAAAGTATATCAGTTCCTTATCTCCGGAGAAAGTCAACCCTGTAGATTGCGTGCTTTGGGTTGACAAGGATATGGTTGTAGCCAACAACTACAACCCTAACCATGTGGCAGATAAGGAAATGCGTCTTCTCTATACATCCGTGAGGGAAGACGGTTACACAATGCCTATCGTTACCATTTGGGACGAGAAGCTGCAGAAGTATGTAATCATCGACGGTTTCCACAGAAACCTCGTTATTCGCAAGTTTGCGGACATCAATGAGCGATGTGGCGGAAAGCTGCCGATTGTAGTCCTAGACAAGGACATCGACCAGCGTATGGCATCAACAGTAAGACACAATCGTGCCCGTGGAAGTCACTCTGTAGATGGAATGGTAAACATCGTTTTCAATATGCTCAGAGATGGTGTGTCTGAGCGTGAGATTTGCGAAAAGGTAGGTTTGGAGCAGAAAGAGCTTGTAAAGCTTAAGTATGTTACCGGTTTCGCCAAGATTTTCAGAAGCTATAAGTATAATGCGGCTATCGAAAAGGTTGTCGACGAGAGACGCGTAGCAAGAGAGACAGCCAAGAAGAAGGAGGATAAGAAATGAAAGTAAAGTCAGTTAAGCTCAGTGAAATCTTTCCTTACTATGACAACCCTCGTGACAACACGAATGCGGTTGAGCCTACCAAGGAGAGTATCAAGCGTTTTGGATTCGTTAAGCCTATCCTCGTTGATAAGGCAGGTGTAATCATTGCCGGTCACACAAGATACGTGGCTGCTTACCAGTTGGGTATGGAGTTCGTTCCTGTCGTTTACTCGGATATGGATGACGAGATGGCAAAGAAGTACCGCATCCTCGATAACAAGCTGGCAGAGAAATCTTCCTTTGACGAAGACCAGCTTTTGGAGGAATTGCGCAACATGGAGGTTCCTACCGATATGCAGGCATTCTTCTTTGAGGACATCAATCAGATGCTCAACTTCTCCCTCGACAGCATCAATCAGCAGGCAGAAGAGTATGGTGGCTTCCAGGATGACTATTCTCAGGTTGATGAGGAGAATTTCGAGGCTCCATCAAATGAAGAGGCTGGCGAAAGCGAGGAAGCTTCTTCGGATGAGGAGGAAGACCCTGCCAAGGATTTGTTCGTTCTCAAAGAGCGCGAGGACGGTTCACATTATATGAAGGTCGTTTGCCCATATTGCGGAAATATGGAAACAATAGAAATTGAGGATTAACAGGTATGGAAGAGATTAAGATTAATGACAAGGTAATTGAGTTACCTATTGACAGTATCGTGCCTCATGACGGTTCGCACAAGACCGACGAGACGGCAGTACAGGCAATCATGCAGTCCATCAAGGATTTCGGCATCACTCAGCCTATTTCCGTTGATAAGAACAACGTGATTGTAACCGGTAACGGTGTGTATAAGGCTGCTAAGGCATTGGGAATGGATAAGGTTCCATGCATCCGTGTTGACTATCTGACTGATGAGCAGATTAAGCAGTATAGAATCGCTGATGACAAGACGTCCGAGTTTGCCACTTGGAACGAGAAGAAGCTTCGCAAGGAGCTCTCCTATCTCGGTAATCCTAGCAGCATTCAGTTTGCTTTCGATGAGAGCATTGCCGGTATGCTTGGACTTAACGCTAAGCCAAAGGAACAGAAGCCTGCGGCCGCACCTTCAAAGGCAGAGACTAACCATACTGCTAAGAAGGTCGTAACGGAAGCCCAGAAGGACCAGAAGTTCAAGGAGGAAATGAAGGGCGTTGAGGAGAATATCCAGGTCAAGCCTTCAGAGTATTATGAGTATAATTGTTCCGCTTGCGGTAAACTAGTAAAAGTTAAGAAGCCATGACAGATGAATCATCACAGCCGAAAGTAAAGTCTTTCGTACATAGAATCCCCAATCCTGTTGGAAGACCATACAAGATTAAGTCTTCTCAGGAATTATGGGATAAGTTTGTAGCTTACTGTGATGATGTTGAAAACGACCCTTGGCAGCAAAAGACTGGTAGCAATTCCATTGCAGGCGGCAGCGGCAAATCCACAAATTCCATGAGACAAGAGGTAAGGGTTTTCAGAAGAGCCTATACCCTTGTCGGATTTTGTGCTTTCTGTGGCATCGTTCAGAAATGGGCGGATTTCAAGAGAGGTAATCTTAAGAGACCAGGCTTTGAGCAGGTGATAACACAGATTGAGAATGTCGTGATGGCCCAGCAGATTGATGGCGCCATGCTTCATCAGTTTGATTCCAGCATTGTTGCAAGGCTCAACGGATTGGCAGATAAGCATATTCAAGAAGTAACCGGCAAGGATGGTGAGGACTTCAAGTTCCCTAAGCTGTCCTTGGATGATATTAAAGAATTACAGAAGATAAATGGACTTTGAGAAACAACGTTTTCTTCATAAGCAGTTAGTGGCATCGTCCCTGCTGCAATTCACTACTAAGATGTTCGCCTATACTGCTCGACGTGAGTATGTAATAGGCGAACATCACAGGATTATATGTGATGCGCTCATGGATGTGATAAGGGGAAAGACTAACAAGCTGATTATCAATATCAGCCCTCGTTACGGAAAGACTCTCTTGTGTTCACAGATGTTTATCGCATATGGTCTTGCGCTGAACCCTGCTTCAAAGTTTCTTCATATATCTTATTCCGGAAGTCTCGTCCAGGACAATTCTATGGCAGTCAAGGACACGATAACTTCCACATATTTTCAAACACTATTTCCGAATGTCAAAATCAGAAAGAACGATAACACAAGATCAAAATGGAGCACAACGGCAGGTGGTGGTGAGTATGCTACATCTACCTTGGGTCAGATCACAGGTTTTGGTGCAGGTCAGCCAGACTGGACCGAAGAAGACATAAAGAACATGGATAAGTTTATGGCTACGTTCAACCCCGGTCACTTTTCGGGAGCCATAGTTATCGATGACCCCCTACGACCGGACGATGCCTTGTCTGATAACGTCAGAGAGTCTATCAACAGACGTTTCGAGACAACCATCCGTAACCGTGTAAACTCACGTCATACGCCAATTATCATCGTCATGCAGAGGTTGCACGAGCACGACTTGTGTGGTTATCTGCAAGAGATTGAGCCGAATGAGTGGAAAGTTGTCTCCCTCCCGGTAATACAGACAGACGAGGACGGAAAGGAGCGAGCTTTGTGGCCGTGGAAACATACGTTGGAGGAGCTGTATAAAATCAAGCATGCCAGCGAGTTTGTATTCGAGACACAGTACATGCAGAACCCTACCCCTATGGAAGGTCTTATGTACCATGCCTTCAGAACATACGATGAGCTGCCGGACAGAAGGTATGCAAGAATGATTGGCAACTACACCGACTCGGCAGATACCGGTTTCGACTTCCTTTGCTCTATATGCTTCGATGCACACGATGACGGCTATTATGTTACCGATGTTCTATACACCAAGCGACCGATGGAGTACACGGAGCCAGCGCAAGCCAATATGGTTAAGCGCAATCAGACAGACGTGTGTTTCGTTGAAAGTAACAACGGTGGCCGCTCTTATGCCCGAAATGTCGAGCGCATAACAAGGGAACACGGAAACAGAATCACCCAGTTCGTAACGTTCACGCAATCGAAGAACAAACAGATTAGAATTTTCACTCGCTCCAGCGAGGTAAACAATAAACTAGTCTTCCCTTCTAATTGGGAACAGTTGTGGCCGGAGTTCGCCCATGATATGAAATCCTACAGAAAGGAAGGATATAACGCCCACGATGATGCACCGGACGCTTGTACGGGCATCATAGAGAAGTGCGAGGAGTGGCTTAACAATGCTACTGATGCACAGCTCAGACGTGGCGGTTTCTTGTAATTTCTTTTTTAAACCATGTTAGCTAGGCGTTTGCTCGTGAGAGTAAGCGCCTTAACTATTTGAATACCAGCCTATTGTAATTTAGTATTTTTAACTAAAATAATCGTTGGTAAATTTGCATATATCAGAAAATTTTCGTACCTTTGCATATAGATAAAAGGTAGTAGTTTTGACTATTCGGAGCCTACCTTACAAGTTGAACCAATTAAAATTATAAAGATTATGAAGAATTTAGTTTATGCTCGCTTCGAGAGAATGACAGTTAATGAAGTTTCAGAGCTTATGAGAATAGCATCTGGAAAGATGGCAATCAAGATAGCTTCAGTTGCTCCTACATTGTTCCGAGTTTCAGCATATGGCATCTTTGATGGAGATGCAGAGGACTGGGGCTTCGAAAGTGCAGATTGCGGGATGTTCCAGGGAGAAGAGGAGTTCGAGGCAACCAAAAAGTTGTACGAGACCACCATCGCTTAATATAGGAGGAGGAACTGATATGAGTGGTCTTTTTGAAACAAAGCTTCTCAAATACAAGAAGCACATTATCCAGGTTTTTGAGGATATGTTCGGTCAGAGATACGTCTATATCGACGGCAAGACACAGACCTATTCTATTAACAATGCAAAGAGAATGATTAGCCTATGTTGTCAACAGTAATATTCACGGATGGCGCCCAGAAGAATGTGGAGCCATCCAACGGAACGGATTTCTCATTGGAGGAGTTGAGAGGATTTGTTGGTGGACACATCGAGTTGGTCCGACTCAGCAAGTCGCAGGTAATGGTAGTTAATGAGGAAGGCAAGGTTTACGACCTTCCTCAGAACGAGAACGCCACGATGCTTGTGAATATTGCAGGTATTAGAGACGTTATAGTAGGTAATGTATTAGTTTGTGACATCAATAAAATCAAGTAATATGGATAAGAATGATTTGATGAAGTACCTTGTAGAAGAGGCAGAGTGTAGTGAGAGTGAAGTAGCTGAAATGACTAACACGGAGTTGCTGGATCATTGGCTGGTTTATAACGGAATTTGCGGTTACTCAGAGGACATCAAGGATGTTATTGAAGCTGCTTTTGATGTAGATTTGGAGGACTAGCCATGTACAAAGAGAATATAGGAACTGACAGATATGGGCGCACGATGTGCCTATATCACTCCTGCAACACGGTCTATTGCGACCACGTCAAGAACGATAAGGTTGTCAGGACAAGTCAGATTAAGGTAGATAATGACATCATCTTAATGTTCAGTGCTTCGCATACGAGCGGAGCCTACATTTACGATGAGATTCACAGAAGATACGGGAAATGGCTATGAAAAAGATTATCACCATTGAAGTAGAAAGCTCTAGTGTAGAGTGCTACAGCAGCTTCTATACGGACCTGGAGTCTTTCGTCACGCACAGAGTGAATGGTACTCCATTGAGAATTAAAATAACCTCAGATATTAAGTAGCGTATGAAACCAATGTTAGCAACAAGATATTATCCGTCACAGACGAAGTTTCCTTGCTTCGTCCAGCCTAAGTACGATGGAGTTCGTTGCATCCTTCATGAAGGAGAAGACGGAGAGATTCACCTCACATCGAGAGGCGGCAAGGAATATGATGTTCCTCAGATTAAGGCTTGGGGAGAGAAACACCGCGGTATGCTTCCTTTGGATGGGGAGATATACAACCACCAGGAATTGACCTTCCAGCAGATATGCTCTGCCGTCAAGTGCCGTTCTGCTATGACCGACAAGCTACGTATGGTTATCTACGATGCACAGATTCCGGGAAGCTTTTCTGCCAGATGGAAAGTTCTGCAGGAGGAGTTTGCTTCCATTGATCCAAATGGACCGGTGTATCTTACGCAAACTTTCGTTGCCCATTCAGAGAAGGACATCAAGCGATGGCACAAGATATTCGTTTCCACCGGTTATGAGGGTGCCATTATCAGAAATGCAGATGGAACCTATACCGAGGGCAGAAGCAATGACCTTATGAAGCTGAAATCGTTCGACACGACAGAGTTCAAGGTGGTCGATGTTTTGGAAGCGGAGGGCAATGATGCAGGTACCGCGATATTCAAACTGAAGTGTGGAGAGTACGAGTTCTGTGCCCGCCCGGTAGGTTCAAGGTCACTCAGAGCTCAATACTTAGCCGACAAGGAAGAGTTGATAGGTATGGCGGCGACTGTTCAGCATCAAGGGTATTCTGACGCTGGAGTGCCGAGATTTCCGGTATTGTTGAACATTAGGGATTACGAGTAATGGCAGCACTGAATATTAACGAGTATTACGGCTGCTTCTCTTGCGAGGCTGCTGACGAGCACGGAAATGGTTGCAGGCACGGTCTGTTGTTCCCGGTACTGCTTGTGATGGGAAACAAGAGAAGCTGCCCAAACTATAAATTCAAGAAGAAATAACTATGGAAGTAAAGGTTAAGATTAAGAGAAATTACAAGCCAAAGTCAACTCTTGCAGTTCTCATTAACTATAAGAGCGGACTGCAGAGATTGGTAAAATTCACATACCCGGATGATTGGGATATCGACAAGCTCGATTTGCACATCAATTCACACAGCGAGTTCAATGTAAGAAATGTGCGCTTTTCAGAAGACATCAGTATGATGCGTATGAAAGATAATCTGGAGGAAATCAAGAAGCTGGGCTATCGCGTCATCAGCTTGACACAGACGTATGGGTACATCTTAAGAAAAGATGGTAAGTTCCTGTCGTACAGCCTTGCTAGATACTCCTATGAGGGAGGTATCAACTTTACCTATAATTACAAGCCATCGAGAAGCCAGGGAATGGGTTCCGTCCAGGGAGACCATGAGTTCGGATATCATGAGTTTTCCAATGAAATGATTGACAAGATGATGGACCACCCGAAGCTCTACGGTAAGGTCGAGCACTACAAAGATTTCAATGAGTACCGCCAGCTGAATGCAGGGCGAGAAAAGTCACTCAAAAATATTAGCTGATTTTTTTTGGTTCAACACAATAAAGTACCATATGATGCGTTATTAATCTGATAGACGGATTATTAACTAAAGCTTAGCTACCGGCATGACGGGCGCATCATATGGGAAATAGAAAATTTGTTCCACAGGTAGGAAACCATCTTGTAACTATCTCGAACATTTTAGCTGTTGTTTCATTTATAGCCATAATAGGTTCAATTATAACTTGGATAAACGCCTTGAATACTTCTGGCGGTTATGGATATGAAAGTTCAAGTATTAGTGGCGTACAGGCATTTGGCTACGTTATTGACTCATTGCTTTGCCTGGTAGGTTCTTTTGTGCTCAGAGGATTCTCGTTTATCGTGAAAGCAGCTGTACGCTATCTTGATGAGAAAGGTGAGTTTGATGAAAAGTAGAATGTAATTGCTATGTCGTCAAAGCTTATAGTAGATCAAAAGAACGTAAAGTATCTCTTTCAAGATAAAAAAGCTACGTTCTTGATTCCTGATTATCAGCGTCCGTATGCTTGGGGAGAAGACGAATGTAAGGTCTTATGGGAAGACTTATTTTCCTTTTCATTCCCGAATAACAACTGCGACAGCTTCGATTCTTCAGAGAGTTACTTTCTCGGTCCTATAGTAACATTCCGTAATGACGAAGGGAAACTTGAAATCATTGACGGTCAGCAGCGTCTTACGACCTTGCTTCTCTTACTGCGAGCTTTCTACAATCGCCTGGAGCACATGAAAGACAATCGTTCTATCAAGATGCGAGAGGACATAGAAAAGTGCATTTGGAGAGCAAATGAGTTCGGAGAGTATGATCCAAACGACTTGAAGATAAATTCGGAGGTTGCAACTGATAACGACAAGGAAGAATTTATGGATATACTCCGGAAAGGAACATCAGAAGGAAAAAGTCGGTATGCGACCAACTTCAGATACTTTCAAGACAAGATAGGGAAATTCATTGAAGAATACCCTTCTTTCTTTGCACTATATCCAGCTCGCATACTCAATAACTGCGTACTACTTCCGATAGAGGCTGAGTCGCAAGATACTGCTCTTAGGATATTCTCGACGCTTAATGATAGAGGTAAGCCATTGTCTGACTCAGACATCTTCAAGGCACAGCTCTATAAGTTCTACTCATCCATCGGAAAGAAGGAAGAGTTTATCACTACATGGAAAGAGCTTGACGAACTCGTTACAAAAATATTCCACCCATATCGTGGAACACCTTTGGACGAGTTGTTTACACGCTATATGTACTACGAGAGGGCATTGCTGACTAATCGTAGTTCTATGACAGAAGGACTTCGTAAGTTCTATGAGAAAGATGGATATGTTCTACTTCGACGAGAGCAGACTTTAGATAATCTAGTCTTGCTTGCGGACTTCTGGAAAGATGTATATTCTCAGAACGAAGACCGTTTTTCCGTGGATGTACTAAAGCGCTTGTTTGTATTGAATTATGCGCCTAACAGTTTATGGACATATATCGTATCGGTATATTTCATGCACTATAAAAATGCTGAGAATATGCTAGACAACGAGAAGTTCTATTTGTTCTTGAATCGTTTGATAGGCTTTATTTGGGCATATGCTATCAGCAACCCAGGAATAACAGCCTTGCGAGCACCGGTATTCAATGAGATGGTGAATATCATAGAGAACAAAGAGATTGCTTTCGAGAACTATCTATTCCAAGAGGAATTGTTCCGTTCGCAATTCACCAACTTCAGTTTTTCAAACACTCGTGCGATTACGAAGTCGATGATTGTGTGGTGGGCATTCTCTTTCGATAGCCAGGAATTGCTTCCTCTTGACGCTACATATGATATTGAACACATCTTCCCAAGGAACAGACAAGTCAAAGAAGGTGGATTGTCGAGTGACGAGGTTCTTGAAATGTTGGGAAACAAATCGGTATTGGAGCGAAGAGTTAATATTCGGGCATCCGATTACAGATTTGCTGACAAGATTAAGTATTATAATGGTGAGTTCAAATCCACAGGCGAGAGGGTTGGAACTAAGATACACGAATTACGAATGCTGTCACAGACGTTGACAGATTTTACAGAAACGGATATTAGAGAGCGCACGTCAAGAATGCTTGATAAGTTTATCACTTATCTCAAATCTAACTCTCTGATTTCCAATAAATTAAATTCGTAATTTAGGTTAAAAAATTTGGCAATCTGACAAAATTTTCGTACCTTTGCATATAGGATAAAGGTAGTAATTTTGTCTAAGAACCTACTAAATAGGGCAACTGTGAGTTACTACCTGCCGAGGGAATCAAGACCGGGACGCTGGTCTCCCAAGGGTCTAGTTCGGGGCGTAACAAGCGGCTGCCCTTCTTTACAATAATGAGCTTGATAGGTTGCATAAAAACTAGATTATGGCAACAAACGCAGACATGAGCTTGAAAGAGTTCGCAAAGGAAATGCTGGTCGAAGTTAAAAAGGACCAGGAGTGGTTAACAAGACAGAAGGAAATCATGGGTGATCTCCAGGAGAGAATCGATGAGTGCTTCAAGAGAGTGCAGAAGTGCGACATGACAAAGGGTGTCTATTCCACTACGCAGATGGCGAAGGAGTTGGGCATGAGCAGCGCACAGAAGTTGTACGAAGAGCTGAAGGAGGTTGGCCTTGCGTTCAACCAGGGTTATGAGTGGATGCTGACAAGTCCCTACTCCACCTATCAGCTAACTGAGGTGACTACCCACATCATCAAGGGCAAGTACACAAGAAGACCTCTTTGGACGGAGCGAGGCAGACGCTGGCTTCTCGCATTGAAGGAGAAGAACATCATCTGCAACCTGCCGAAGCCAAAAGTGCCGAAGGCTGTTGAGAAGAGTATTGCTTCTCAGTCTGGCGAGAAGAAGGAAGAGGTCAAGGTCGAGCCGCCAACACCGCTGATGAAGAAAGCCGAGACGCTTAAGGATGAAATCAGCTGCCTTTTGAGTCTCATCACAGAGGTCGGAAAGGGAGAGACGATGCTCCTTATGGGAGACATTATGACAATCTCCACCACCATCAGCGAGCACGTGAGCACGTTGGCTTTCGAGGCTTACAAGACATTAAATGCACCAGCGAGGGCTTGAACCAATTAAAATTCCAAGAAAAGATTTGGATTTTCCAAAATAAAATATTACCTTTGCAGCGGTGAAGGAAAAAGATAAATAGGGATTGGATAGACCTCTCACACGTCGGTCTTCGGATGCAGACTTCGGGAGGGTTTCCAATCCCTTGTTTTTTAGTTTAGTAATCTCATAGTATAAAGAATATTTTCACTTGTAAGTTTAGCCTTACATTCTATTCGTTTTCCTTGATAAGTAGCATGGAATACTTTGAACTGAAAATCATGATGGTTACCTTCCTCAATCCTGTCAAATGTTGCTGTAGGAAACCATTCGTTTACATCGGCTGCAATTTGTATTGTTTCGCTAAGTCTTCTATTTCTAATATTCTTTGCCATCGTTTCAGAAAAGAAATTTCGTCCTACCACAAATTCCTCATTATTATTATTGAGATAAAGTCTTCTAGCCGTTTGACCGTCTGGTAACTCTACCTCTCTAAATTTCTCTTGAAGAGTTTCATTTATAAGTTCGCGAAGTCTAGCCCTAACTTCAGGCGAGTTCTGAGTTGCTATTCTTATTTGTCTTTGAGGTCTTTCTGAACGAGCATATTGGGTGATATAGGATGATTGCCTTACCTTGTCTTTATTGTCATCCACCCAATTTGTGAAGTTCTTAGGCATAGTATTGTTTGGCTGTTTACCACTCCAATACTCCTTTTCACTCATTATTACCGGGATGGCATAGCACATACAATTCACGTGCCAACCGACCCAAGGGAAATAACTCGGATAGACACCTGCAAGCAAATCACACATATCGTGCTTATGGCTAGGATTGTTGGTTGTCTTTATCTCCTTGCCTTTAATATAGTCCATCCTAGCCCATCTTTCCTGCTCGGCAGAACGGTAGGCCATGTTTATCTCGTTACGTGCCAGGCGAACGCTTCTGTACTCGCAGTTCTGAATGGTTATGGCTTTTCCGTATTTCTTCTTATAGGCTTTGGCAAGTGATGGATAATCATTAAGGTACTTGCTGACCTTCTTGCTGAGTTTAACAGCACTCATACCCTTCTCTATGCCGACAGACAGAGATTTCTCCAGAGCCTCCTTTACATCAGCTCTCTGGTTCCATATTCTTTCTGAAAGACCTAGACCTTTAATCTTTCTCTCTATGAAAGCCTTCTTTGCCGCGTTGTTGTGCTCAAAGTAAGCTTTCTGCTTTGCGTCCGCTATCTTCCTAGTAAAGGTACCGATTACCCTTTTGGCAAGTAGGTCCTGCAGCGTGTTACTGTTCTTCCATTCGTCCGATATGCCATTATAGACCAATGCCTGCATATTGTTTGAATAGTAATCCAGCAAGGCATTCACCTTCCTTTCTGTTCTAGGGTAATCATCAAAAGAGAACTCGCCATCCCCATCGAAGTTGGTGGAGGTGGCGATTTTAGCGGACTCCTTGGCAAGAGTCTCATAGATGGAAATGATTTTCCGGGTATAAGCGTTCAGTCTCTTGCCAAGGTCTTTATATGCCTTTTTCTGATTAGGCAGTTTTGGCTTTTTCATACAATTTCATTTTAAAGTGTTTGCAGCAATCCCAGTTGAGAAGAACGCTCCATTCTTGATATGGGCATTTGGCTAGAATAGGCTGACCTTTAAGGCTCATACTATGGAAGTCAGTAGCATGAGCACATTCACGGCAAAAGTGCAGTTTCTCTTCTTCCTTCTTCTTTCTCATAGCTATTCCTCCGAGAATAAGTTAGGCATTGAAGCAGCTGTTCTTGTGGCCTCTACTTCCTCTTCTCCTTGAATCTCGTTGAAAGTCTTGTCAGGATCATCGGAAAGACCGGCACGCTGGATAGATTCCTTCTGGCTGACGAGAGGCTTGTTGCCGTTAGCCTTAAGCCATTTGTCAATCTGAGTATTCTCATCCTCCTGGATGAATGGAGTGAGAATGTGCTCTACAGTAATCTCATCCATTCTAGCTGCCCACTTCGTATTCATCTTGGAAAGGAACGCCTTTATGACGTTGGTCTCTCTCTCGAAGCCTTCAACCCAGGCACCAGTCTCCTCTCCTATCTTAAGATGGGCATCCATGAGGAGTGTCTTTCTTGAATCGTAGCCGATATTGCCAAGGCTCTTCATATTCTCGAAACTGATATCCGGCATCTGGGACTGCATAAAGTAAAGCTTGACGAGAGTGTCAACGTGATACTTAAGAGCCTCGATAGCCTGCTGCCAAGACACATAGCTAACATCGCCGCCTTCATTGACTCTATACACTCTCTTGCTCTCTCCCTTTCGCTCCATACCAACGATGGCACCGGCAATCTTCAAGACAGGAGCAGAATTGTATGCCACAACATCGCTGTTTCGGGAAATGGTGTACTCGATATTCTCACGGATAGGTGTCAATCCTTCCCAGCATGGTTTGTGACGGTACCAGAATACGGCTGGAATCTTGTCGATAGAAATTTCATTTTCATCCACCAAATTCCATCCGGACTCTTCATCGTCTGAAGACAGGTCCCACTTGTAATGATGGTCTGCGGTATAGGTCTCGAAGAAGGTGTGCTCTGTGTCAGTAACCTTACGCTTATACTCGAATGACAGAGCAAGCAAGTCGTCATACTCATCAAAGTAAGGATAGATGTCAACTCCGTCCATTGGAGAGAATGTCTTACATTTCAGTTTGTACTGACTGTCGAAGCCGTAGAGCTTGTTAGACTTCTTCTGCGTGTACCAAAGTGTGAACATCTGGCAAGAGGCGTAATAGCACTTTGCTCTGTGCATGTTCACGGCATCAATGTGTGCACAGGTGTAGATTTTCTCGATGGCACGCACAATCGTCTTCAGTTCCTCGTCAGCCTGATCATACGTATATACACGCTTGACCGGTATAGCCATTGTGAACTCAGAGATTCTTCTAGTAAGAAGTTTCTCCAATCCGATAGGCAATCTAGCCGCTTTTTCTACTATTCCGTCATCAAGTGTTCTGTCCTGTCTTCCCACGTGGTCTTCTACGATTTCATGGAGCATAGGCTCATACTCAGATAACAGGGTACTCCAAAGTGGAATATCCAACACGCGTTGTTTCAGCTCTCCTATGATGCTGCCAACGTCATTTCTTTTAAAAAGTTCATTAAAGTCTATCATAATCTTCTAACTTTTGATTTGGCAAATTTACGGATATATTCGCATATATCTAACGTATTTAGTATTTTTAACTAAAATAATCGTTGGTAAATTTGCATATATCAGAAAATTTTCGTACCTTTGCATATAGATAAAAGGTAGTACTTTTGATTATTCAGAGCCTACCTTATAAGTTGAACCAATTAAAATTATAAAGATTATGAACAATTCAGTTGAAACAAAGAAGGCAGAGGTTAGAAAGAACATCGAGAATATGTTTGAGTCAGCCACCAAGAAGATAAAGGACATTATTTCTGTTTGTCCTGATTGGGAGGTAGAGGGTATTGACTTAGGTTATAAGTCACTTACCGTCCACTTGAACTTGAAAGGAGTTGAAAGAGACAGAGACCTGGTGATTCGCTATCAAGCTAAAGTTGGTAATATCCATGAAGAGTCTTTCAACACCAATGTGGCATGCTGCGGAAGCTTTGACCTTCTGGATGCAAACGACAACCTTAAGTACTACACAGCGGTTGGCGACATCCTCAACCATAAAGATATGCTTTCCCTCTTGAAAGAGACTATGGTTTACTTCACAAATAAAATTATTGAGTTGCGTAAAGAATATGATAAATTAGACCAGGAGGATTAGTTATGACAAAGCAAGAAGAAATCGATATTCTACAGTCCTTGAAGGGTGATACCTATTTCGCTCAGTTCTTCGGTAGCAAGGACATTGACCAGATGTGTCAGAACATCAATAACGACTTCGCCATTGAGGGCGGATGCGGATTTAATCAGAAAGCAGAAGCTTTAGAGCGAATTAACGCAGACCTTAAAAAGGAGATTCAACAGAAAATCTATGATTTAGGAATGGAACTTATCAAGGACTTAGATAAGGGATTTGATGAGGATGCCATCTATCAGTTGGTTAAAGGCGAGGTCGGAGTAGATGCCATCATCAAGTTTAAGCGTAAGAACGATTTGGAGCTTACGGATAAGGAGATAGATTATTTGGTATCTAAACTTCCATAATTATGAAGCATATATGTAGTAATTGCATAGCTTCCGAGATATGCTATAGTGAAGGCAAGAAGCCTAATGACACTTGCCTTCACTGGGAATGGAGATATTCCGGTTTATGGTTTGACAATTAAAAGTAAGACAATGGGAAAAAAGAAAGTTACAGCTAACGATTTGAAGGTTACTCTTTCGGAGCAGGGAGTGACATCGGGTTTGAAGCAGGAAACGATTATTCAGCGATTGCAGGTTAATGGGTGCTTGATTGCAATGGTAACAGATATATTGGACCAACTTATCAAAGATGAGCAGTCTATGTTCAGATTGTTAAAGGTTCAGTACAAACAAGAGCAGAAGATGCACTACAACCAAATGCATGATGCAGCAGAGAAATATTACTTCCACTTGAAACCCTTCAATAAGAGTTTCTTCGGTGACGAGAACATTTGCGCCAACCTGGAGGATAACGCAAATGACATCTATGAAATCATCAAACTTCTTGCGGACCACACTAACGACCATAAGGATATGGAAGTGATTAAGAGAAACCTCAGAAAGAGAAAGTTGAACCATCATATTTTCGATTAAGATTATGGCAAAAGAAACAATATTATCGCTAACTCACTTTGAGCAAGCCTACTTGCTAGACGCTCTCATTGAATATGTTGAAACCCACGAAGGCTTTTACAAGATTCAAGGAAAGACCTTTCATCAGATTCCAGAGCAATACAAAAAACGATTGATGGAGTTGAAGAAGATCGTTAACAGATTGGCGCCTTATACTTTTAGGCATTTAGATACCTTTAACAAATAACATCGTTTTTAAATTATCAGATTATGGCAGAATATAAAGTTGAAGTAGATTTATCGGACTTGTACGATGATATGACAATCAGTGAGCAGAAGAGCTTTCTAGTTGATAAGTTCTGTTCCTTACCAATAGGCTCGATGGAAGAAGTGGTTGGCGAAATGCTGAAGAACCTTAATGGCGATCAGACAGCCAAAGTTATAGAAGACGCTTTTGATAATTTGCATGAGCAAGGTCAAGAGCATGTAATCAACTATGTAAACGGATAAGGATATGATGTCCGATAAACAATATAGAGTTGCTCGCAAGGGTGTTGTAGAGCAACTTAAATTAGCTCAGAGACTTCATTGCAAGCACATGGAGCAGAAGTATAAAGAGGCTTTGGAGAAGTTAGAGAAACGCTTCTTAAAGCCGGATGCCGTGGGCTGCTTCGATTTGGGCGCAAGGGTATCAAATAGTTATTATCATCTTTGAATGGTAAAGGTTATGGGAACAAAAGTAGAAGTAAGAACTATTCCTTTGCATGGGTTGTTCATCCATCGCAAGCAGGTTTGGCGTTCACTCGGTAAGCTGAGAGCTGAAAGCCATGTTACATCAGCACAGAAAGTATATATGAATGAGTATGGCACAGAAGTATATACCGAAAATGCCGAATTTATAGATGGTTTGAAAGTTACTCCTTATGAAGGGGAGTTGCCAAAAATATCAAAATACGCTAATTGTAGCATGAGCCATTATCAGCATTGTTTAATGCAAAAATCGATTTAGTTATGGAAGCAAAGATTAATATAGCGGAAATCCTCGAAAGTAAATCGCAAGGAACTAAGTTGTATTCCTTAACTTATGGGGATTGTTTTTATCAAGAATACACTGGAGATTTTGGAATTGAATGTCAAAGCCAAAATGGAGTACAGTTTAATCTTGATGAGTATGGTAAGTATTGTATTGATGGAGAGTGTATTTTATTCCCATCAAAGGAAATGCGTGACTGGGGCAAGTTCTCCTGGAAGAAGGGAGACGTGTTAGTTAATAAAGATGGGGATGTACATATTATATTTGAAAGATTTGCCGATGATACATATTGCTCTTTGGTAGGGAAATATTATCTTTGGAAAGAGAATAATGATACAGAACATTTCTATAAAAATGAACGATTGCTAACTTCTGATTTCCAAAAAGCAGGTAAAGATGATGCTCAGACCTACATCAGCACCATAGAAGAGTGTTTGGGCGGAAAGCTGAATCGTGAAACCTTGGAGATTGAGAAGACTCAGCCAGAGTTCAAAGATGGAGATATAGTGTTTATGAAAGGAATTAAAAGTGAACTTTTTGCAAATTGTATTTTCATCTTAAGAAGTGAATATAAAGATGGAGACGAAAGAGCTTTTTACTATGCTTTCTATAATACTGACGATAAATTTACTATAGCTGAATATGGTAATACAAGAGTTCATTATAGTCTCCGCCCAGCAACTGACTCTGAGAAGCAGCAGCTCTTTGATGCTCTCGCAAAGAAAGGCAAGACTTGGGATGCAGAGAAGAAACAGATTGTGGATTTGAAGCCAAAGTGCGAGTTTAAGCCATTCGATAAAGTGTTGGGGCGAAATGAGAAAGATGATGTATGGGAAGCTGAACTCTTTTCTCATTATAAAGAAGAATCACAATATCCTTTTCGTTGTATCGGATTTAGTCGTAAGTATTGTATCCCTTACAACGAAGAGACAGCACATCTACTAGGAACGACTGATGATTGGAAAGGAGGTGAGCAATGAAAGAGCTTAAAGTTGGAGAAAGAGTAACTCTTGAAGTTACCGAGACTGATAAAGAATCTTGCAAAGGGTGCTTCTTTGATAGTAAGATGTTTTATTGCGAAGCATGGCACAAATACCCTTGTAGCATCAAAATACGTTCAGACCATAAAAGTGTAATCTTTAAAGAAGTAAAGGAAAGCGTATGAATACAAACAGCTATTTACGAATAGAAAATGGATTCGATATATCTAAGATAACTGGGGCTATACCTCAGAATATTGGAGAAGGATTTCAGTTTAATCTCTTTGATAAAACATATACAACTATGGGTAGCTATACTAAAGACAAAAAAAGACTCATGAATATCGAAATTAGTTCTTTTTGTGGTCTTTGTGGTGGAGCAATACATTATTACGCAAAATTGTATATTAAAGTAAGCAATGTGTGTGGTAACAGCTCGGTAAGTGGATATTTGGGTGTAATTGAAATTCCAAATGAATATCAAACCATCAAAGGGGAGTTTGTTAGACCACTCACTCAAAAGGAGAAAGATGAGCAAACAGGCAGATGGGGCTACGGGTATCAAGTAGGGGATTTAGTTAATGCCTTTGAGTCTCTTCAAGAGATCGAGAGTTTAATTAAAAACCTCAAAAAGAAGTTCTCTTCTAAGGAGTGGAAAGTTGAGATAATACGCAATTATTAATTGCCTTCGGGCATAAAATTCAAAGATATGCTTATAAGTGAATTTATTAAGCAGCTCCAAGACCTTTGTGATAATGAAGGTGATATGGAGATAGTGATGATAACAGATAGTAATAGTTTTGGTAGTGAACCTCATCTTCGTAAATCATCATTTTACGACCAATTTGAAATTTTAAATCATTAACCGCCTTCGGGCATAAATAGATAGAAGAATGAAACATAAGTTTACGGTTGTCATTGAATCTAATGATGATTCAGAGGACAGAGAAGTAGTTAAGGATTGTCTGCAAGACTGGCTAGAAATGAATTGCGGTCAGGAAAAAGACTTAGGTGGTTATCCAGATTGGAAGTCGGCAGAAGTTGAGTAACAACCGCCTTCGGGCATAAATTTAAAGATATGACAAAAGAAGAATTAGAAGCAAAGGTTACTAAGAAACAAAATCTTATTAATGCTATAAATGACGAGATTCTTTCTTACGTAATGGAATACATTAAGGGCTTACCATACAAGGTTGGCGATAAAGTGAGCTGTTCTAGATGTGATGTTTGTTGGATTGAGAGCATCACCCCAGAACAATATAATAGTTACTATACTGGCGATATTGTAATAAGAATCAACCCAGCCAAGAAAGATGGCACTCGCTCGAATAGATTGTTTATACTATTTGGCATGGAAGTCGATAGTATCAAGAAGATTAACTAACCATCCTGCAAAGGATATAAATAAGATAGTAATATGAATATAGACAAATTAGAAAGAGCTAACATTTTAGCAAAAAGCTTAATTCCTAAAGTAGATGAGCTTTTGAATATGTCTTCTCATTCGACAAACATTGCTCACAGTATTTATGGATTATCAGAATGTGACGAAGAGTTTAAAACTAAATTCAAGCAGCTTCTGAATGAAACAAAACAGAGATTTCAGAAAGAGTTTGATGAGCTTTAGTAACTAACCTCCTTATAGGATTAAATATAAGTAATATGGAACAAATTTCATTAGAAAACAAAGTTAATGATACTTTAAAATGGCTCGCAAATCAAATTGCGTGTATCCAAGTATACAAAAAGTGGGACGAAGAATTTAAAAAGGAAAGTCTCAATAATGCTTGGCAAAAAGTTCAAGAACAATTTAAGAAAGACATTGATTGGAATGCTCTTACGGAAAGTCAGTGTAAGGCTTTACGTTTTGGAAGTTGGCAATCAGAAGAAGATGTTGAGGAAGAAATTTCTTGTTTACAATCTGCATTAGACAAGGGACGCCTTACAAAGGAGGAATTTGATAAGAAGGTTGCCAACGAGAAAAATACTCTTGGACTTCGTTTGATTCCGCTATATCTCTACCCTTCATTGCCTATAGGTATCACCCTAACGTCTATTGGAGGAGAAGAGAGAGTTTTTGATGGCTCAAACATTAGTACTGATATTAGATTTGGATGCCTTGCATGGGGTATTAAGCCGAAAAAAGATTAACTAACCACCCTCTCCTTGGTAACAGGGAGAGGGTAAAAAGAAGAGAGAATATGGCAGAGATTATTTATTTTGGAACGAATGGGTGTTCCGGTCATTATCCTATCGGCATCGACAAAGTGCTGACCTCGGCAGAATATGGAATGTGGTGCGAATGTGATAATGAAACTTGGATAAATAATATCCGAAAGAATCCTGGTCGCCACCTCATCAAGCATCACGGAGAGGTTTATACTAATTATGGTGTTCCGTTCTCTGTAGATGACGACAGAGGTGGTAGTCATACCGAACTATTTTGGAAAGGTATTCATTCGAAAGAAGAAATTGTCAACTTGATAAAGAATAATCAGTTTTTAGCAATGCAATTCAAAATGGATGAGGCAATTAAAGATGTGGCAACAGTTTGTGGTGTCAGGTACAAAGATGTTAAATCTGCGATAAACATGACACAAGCATTCGCAGGTGGTAAAAAGAAGAGAATATGAAAATAGCAATAACATTCACAGACCAAAATCCTGATGGAGGTGCGGTTATAGGTAAGGAAACTTATATTGTTCCTGTAGATGAGAAGTATATACCAGTAAAGGTGATCAATGAGCTTAAAGCATCGTTTTGTAGAGCTGTAGAAATTACTATTGTAAAGAATTAAGGAGGGGTAAGCAATGAGTAATATTTATAAAGAGGATTTCGTTGATGAAGATACTGGAGAAGTCATTCAAATGGAATTAGACTTAGACAAACTTCATAAACATCACAAAGAGCAGAAGAATTGATTATGAAAATCTTTAAGCGATTAGTATATGTGTTACTTATGATTCCTATATGTACTATAGTATTCGTAATTGAAAGTCCTTTGTTGCCTTTAATCATACCAGCAATATGGGTAATAACAGGAAGTACTATATTACGAGTGAAAGTAACTAAAGGATGTAAATCATTCTATGTATGCACTATTACTCAGATAGTGTATTATAGTATGGATAAGTATTTAACTAAACTATTAAAGTTATGACAAGAGAAGAATTACAAAATAAACTTGGCAATGATATCTGTGAGTATTGCAACAAGAACATTATTTCAAAATATAACATCGGCATAGGTGGGCTTTGTGAAGGTCAGTATTGCGAGGAAGCACAAGATGGCTACGCAGCAGAAAATAACATAGAGTTGGAGGATTGATTATGGACAGAAATCAAGCAAAGGAGTTACTGCCTATTATTCAGGCATTCAGCGAAGGTCAAGATATTGAGTATTTTGACAAAGGTGACTGCAAATGGAGAACTTGTATAGAACCACATTTCTATGGCAATGTAAAGTATCGCATCAAACATGAGCCTACATGGATTCCTTTTACTTATCCAAATACATGCTTGAAAGAGATAAGAAAGCATCATCCAATCGGATGGGTAAAAGAAATAAAATCAGGCAAACTAACAGCTATAGTTAGTGTATCTCAAGCTGGAATAAGCTTTTTAGGAACTAACAGTTGTGTTAAAGACTTCTCCTGTGTTTTTAAAGAGTACACCTTTTCCGACGGAACTCCCTTCGGTGTAAAAGTTGAATAGTATGGCGTATTGTTTTTGTGATATTTGTGATTACAAGGATGAATGTAAACACTATCGAAAGGTAGTTGTTTGTCCTTATATAAAAACGGAAGAATAGTTATGGATAATAAAGTTAAAGAAGCATTGGGTAGCGCAAGCTACCTTACATATCACTGGAGGCAGTACTCCTTTGAGCAGCTTGAAAAAGAAATGGTAAGAGTGTGTGGATTGTGCCACAAAGCATTGGGCATTCCACAAGATGATAGCGTTACAGACTTCGAGCGAGGTCAATGGTCAGTTATCCAAAATGTGATTGGCTACATCAAAGATTATAGCTCTGCAGCAGAACTTTGCCGAGAAGCTGGTATCGGTTATAAGAAGATAAAGGCTCTTCAGAAGGATTGTGGTTATTCCTACAAGGAAGAAGTTAATGACTTCCTAAAGGAAAGTCGTAATGGTGGAACTTATTTGAAATTGGAGGAATAGTTATGGCATGGGTAGCAACTAATGGAAATGGTAAGGAATTTCTTTTTGAAAAGAAACCATACAGAAGTGGAGCTGGAGAATATGGATATTGGAATCCTACATATTCTGGTATCGGTGGTTGTGTTCTTATACCTCATGGAAGTATCAAGAAGCTCATCGGAAGAGAGTTATCTTGGAGCGATGAGCCAGTAGAACTTAAAGAAGAATAGCTTATGTTTGGATTTTATGTTATACTTACCATAGTTGTTCTATTTATAGCTTTTATGGGTGGAGTTATCGGTTATTTAATTGGTAAATATTGGAAGAGATAAATATGAGCATGCAAATATGTAAGGAAGCCTATCAAGAATTGATAGACGGAGATATAGAATGGCTTCTTAGACAGCCCAGAGACCTCGAAAGAGACCATATAGAGGCAGTGCTAAGAAAGAGTGTTGAACTTTTATACGGGAAGGAAGAATAGATTATGTATAGACCGATTACGATGTATCAGATTGTTTGTGATAGATGCGGAGAAGTGTTTTGTGGCACAGATACTTGCTCTGCACTATTCAGCAACAAAGAAGTTGATATTGGTGACTACTCTGATTGGGAAATGATAGATGGTAAGCATTATTGTCCCGATTGCTACGAGGTGGAGGTCAGTGATGGAGTGTATAATGTTAAAGCAAAATAGATATGAAGATAGAAAGTGTCAAATTCAAGGCTAAACGTCTTGATGGTAAAGGATGGGTTTGCGGATATTTCTACGAGGAGAATGGTAATACATACATCATTGAGAATCGTCAGAAAGAAAGCAAGTTAAACAGAAATCTCACTTATCAGGTTGACCCTTCTACCGTCTGCCAGTTCACAGGGTTGAAAGATAGTGAGGGAAATGAGATTTGGGAAGGTGATATAGTGCATGACTGTTATGACCTTTTGTGTATAGACAATCTCTATGAGGTAGTTTATATTGAAGAAGAAGGAACGTTTGCCTTCAAGAGTTTAGATAAAGTTGACAATTACGAGCCGTTTGTTAATTTATTTGAAGTTTATGTTGTCGGCAACAAATTCGATAAGGAGGACTAACGTATGAAGAGTAAGATTTTAGACTTAGCCAAGTCATACGGTATGCTCTTTTTGATTTTCATAATAGGTGTAATTGGTTTTAGAGTTTCTTTCAGCTTAGGAACTCCACACGAAAAAGAAGAGTTTAATATAAAAATATTCACCAAGAAAGGGCATGACTATCTGATAGTAGACACGAAACACGGAGTTTGTGTTATTCACGCCGAGAGCTGCCCTTGTAATAAAAAGAAGTAACATATGAAAGTTAGGTTGGCAAAGAAGATAATGAAAGCAGACACTTATGCTGATTATCCAAGTAAGCATCCTTCACCTTACTGGAAAGCGAAGTTTAAGGAAGCTTATAACGAGTATGGTTGTGTTACGTTCTGTGAAGATTCGAGCAAGTGTAAATACCGCAACAAGTTCGACCATCGTATTGTAAAGGCAGAAAAGATTACTGCAAGATATTCTCGCAAGCTTATGAATTGCCTTAATAGGCTGGCTGGTAAAAATCCTTTCGATATTAGAGATATATTAGGTAGTTCAAATAAACTAAAAAAATATGATTATGAAACAAGAAATGCAAAAATCAATCTTAAAGATTCAAACAGCAGTCGAAACTCTGACAAGACAGAAAGTTATCGATAAAAATGTGTATGACTTTATCCATGGAGAAATCAAATCTCTTTCGGAAAGTGTAGAGAATATAGTGGAAGTAAATACCCCCGATGAAACTCTTCTTACCTTCACAGATAAGGAGAAGTATGTAAATCAGCATATCAATCTTGCTGATACATCTGTACTTTGCAAAGAGTTAAATAGAAGAAAAGAAATTGGTAACGATTTCTTTGTAATAAGAACTGAGGGGAAAATTGGTTAATTATGGAAAAGGAAGTATTGACCCTCACCGTCAGCAAGGAATGGTTCGATATGATAGTGTCGGGCGAAAAGAATGAAGAGTATCGGGTAATTAAAGGCTTTTGGATGAGTCGCCTTCTCCTTATCAAGGATGAGGAATTCAAAGATTTCGATAAGTACGATAAGCTTCATATCGGTAAGACATTTGAGATGCTTATAGACACCAATACTATCAAGGAGAAACTGAATAATGGTACAATGAAGTTCGTACCATTCACTCACGTTCTCTTCAAGAACGGCTACTATGACGATAGCCCAAAGGTAGAAAAGGAGATTGAGAGTATAACCATCGGCAAGCCGAAGAAAGGTCTTTGCCCAGGCAAGTGGTTGGACCATGAGTTTTTCATTATTAAGTTCAAGTGATATGATTGCAATTAAAGTATCTTCCGAGAACATCCAAGAATTATGGAAATGCCCGGACGTTTCAGAGTTAGTAAAGACTGTCAGCGGAGACTGCACTAAACAGACATTGATAGTTAGGTTGAGAAATCGAGAGTTCTATGTTCCTGATGGATTCTATCTCGTGAAAGACGAGAATGATCAATGGAGCACACTCAGCCCATCACTGTACGAACTTATAAAAGACAAGGTTCATGGCGAGAAGTGAGGAGGATATCCGGGAATACCATAGAAGGTACTACCAGGAGCATAAGGAACATTTATTGGCAAGAATGGAAGTCTATCGTAAAGAGAACGCTGAAAGGATTGCTGCAAACAGAAGATATAACAGAAAGAGAAAGAAAGCCTTGGGCGGCTTAACGAACCCAAATATTAAATAATGAGTAGAGGAAAACATTTTAGTGCAGAAGAGATTGAGTTCATCAAGGTTAACGCTTTGGTGATGACGACAACGGAGATTGCAAAGCAGCTCAATCGTAATTATTGGGCCATACATCGAAAGATGAAGGAAATGGGTATCAGCAAGAGCCACGTGTTTACTGCTGACGAGGATTTCATCATTCGCAGAATGTATGGCAAGTACCCGGTAAAAGCCATTGCTACCAAGATTGGAGTGGATGAGAACGCTATTTACAACCGTTGCAAGAAGCTTAAGCTAACGAAAGGAGGTGCGCAATGATTGTCATAGTTACCGCTATGGATAAGGAATACGACCTTATCAGCGAATGGATTGCAAAGAATTGGCTTGACTACAAAAATGTTCAAAACATAGCTTTAATCAAGTCTGGTATTGGCAAGGTTAATGCGGCATCTTGCTTGACAGAATTTCTTTCGTCGAATACGTCCAGCAAAGTTACAAGAGTTATATCGGTAGGATGTGCCGGTGCTGCCGTTGCAGGATTGAAACCTGGTAATGTCGTGATTGGCAATTCGTACTGCTACCACGATGTATATTGCGGCGAGCCAAATGCCAATGGACAAGTTCAAGGTATGCCGGCAGTCTTTCCTTCTGATTTCTCCTGGATTGATATGGATGAAAGATTCAGATTAGGAACCATAGCTACGGGAGATAAGTTTGTCACTACGAGGGAGCAGGTATTGGCAATTAAGGAGTTTCTTCCTAATTCTTATAACGTATGTGCTATTGACATGGAGTCTGCTGCCCTTGCGCAGGTATGCTACAAGAAGGGTATTGGTTTTACGTCCATCCGAGTTATTAGCGATAATCCCCTGGAGCCGAACCAGACCGAGCAGTATGCAGGTTTTTGGGATAGTCTTGCCGAAAAGGCATTTAGTGTTGTTTGTAAATTATTAGAGAATGATACCAAGTTTTAAAGTTGATCATACGAAACTAGAGCCAGGTCTTTATGTTTCGAGAGTAGATAAATGGGGCATGGAGACTGCTACCACATTCGATATTCGCGTGTGCAAGCCAAACAAAGATATGATGTCACCTGCTGTCGCGCACACAATAGAGCATTTGATGGCGGACTACCTACGAAATGATAGTCCTCTTAGCAATTCCGTTCTGTATTTTGGACCGATGGGTTGTCTTACAGGTTTCTATCTTATCCTTAAAGGTACGTGGACTTCAAAGCTCATAAAGGAAATGATAGTAGAAGCCTTCAAGGCTTGTTCGCTATCAAAGACGATTCCAGGTGCATCGGAAGTGGAATGCGGTAATTACAAGCTCAACGACTTAAAAGGAGCAAAAGAACTATGTGATATGTTCTCCGTATATCTATCCACAGCTGGACCGGATAAGCTCAATTATCCAGATTAATATTTATATGTAACCATAAAGTATTTAATCATTAAGTATATTTTCTTGCAATATATTTGGTGATTAAATACTTTTTTTATAATTTTGCAGCATTACTTATTGCTATCGCTTCGTACTGGGATATTTCTTGAATTTTATTGTTCAATTAAATATTTAGTTAGAATGAAAAAAAGAACGAAGCAAGTTTTAGTTATTCTGAAACCCAAATCAAAGGCGTTGGGGTTCAGTAGAGAGGAGTTAGAGGGTATTGCTGCCGATGTTGCCAATAACTTAGAACTCGATGAAGAAGCCTCAGACGAGGATGTAAACGCAGAGATTGAAAAGCAGGTTAATGCGGTTCTTCCTTATCTTAAGATTGCGCAAAAGACTGCGCAGCGTACTATCCAGAGTTTTAAGGATAGTCAAGACTTGGATGACGACGAGGTCGATGACGATGATGATGACCCTGCCGGCAACAAGAAACCAATCCGCAAACAGAAGAGAGAGAAAGATGAGCAGGTCCCAGCATGGGCGCAGGCACTCATTACTCAGAACAAAGCCTTGCAGACCGAAATCCTCGGTTTGAAGTCAGAGCGTGAGAATGATGGCCGCCGTTCTAAGCTGAAGGCACTCCTTAAGGACAAAGGTACGTTCGGAAAGACTGTTTTGAAGAATTTCGACAAGATGAAGTTCGAGAACGAATCTGAGTTCGATGATTTCTACGATGGTGTTGTGGAGGACTTGGCAGCTATCGATCAAGAGCGTGCTAACGAAGGTCTCGGAAAGCTTGGTGCTCCTGCGGCTCAGAGAAAGCCTAAGAAGGATGAGGTTGAGGTTATCAAGGACAATGAGATTGATGAGCTTGCCGAAACAATGTAATCTTTAAATTTTAAAAGTTATGTATGGCGTAAGCAAGACAGAAACGTATGATTCAGGCAAGGAGTCTGTAATCATCAGAAATTACGTGAATGGCATCATGGGTGGTGTCGTTCTTGACTTGACAGGTTTCTCTGGAGAGTTCATCCAGTGCGGACACATTATCATTCGTGACACTACGTCTGGCGAGTACAAGCCAATGCCTGTAACAGGTGGGGCTTATGCTTCTTTGCCAGCGAGCCACGAGTATGTTGGCATCTGTATGACAACAGCTCCGGCAGATACCCCTCATGTAGGTGTTATGACGGCAGGTGAGGCTAATGATAAGGCTGTCCCTTATCCTGTCGATACGATCAAGGCAGCTTTGAAAACAGCCGTTCCTACTCTTCAGTGGGGACACGATGCAATCGGTTAAGGAGGTGATTTATGCAACAGAGTTCTTTATTTCTTAAGTATATCTTGAGTTTCTTCCCAATCCTGAAGACATTGATTGAGAAGATTAACGGTAAGCGCAAGAACGAGATGACGTATCTCCACAAGGATACATCAATTCTCCGCCGCGTTTATTCTACCGACAACAAATGGGAAGCCGACACAGTTGATACATCTTACGTAGCTGCTGACTACGTGGCAGTGGATTCTCCTGTTCCTTTGAAGTCTCGTGACAAGATTTCAACCGCCAACGGCAAACTGCCAAAGGTCGGTATGAAGAAATTCTTGAAGGAGTCAGATATCCTCGCTCTCAGGCTCATGGAAGCACAGGGCGGTCAGACAGCAGAGATTCGCCGTAAGTTGGCGCAGGACCCGGTAGCTTGTAATGTCGGTGTTGATGAGCGTAATGAGTACGCCCTTCTGTATGGTCTTTCTAACGGCTACGTAGCTGTTCGTGACGACGATAATCCAAAGGAGTTGCTCCGTATCAAGTATCAGTACTTGCCGAAAAATCAGCTCGGCATCAACAATGTTGATACTGGTATTACCGTTGCAGACTTGAAGGAATGTATCGCGAGAGCTTCGAATGATGGCAACACCATCTTGATCTTCTGGATTGGAAAGGCTAAGTTTGACGAATTGAAGAAGGCACAGGACGCTCGCGAGCTTGTTGCCAACTATAAGGGTCAGACTTATGACTCCAACACAAAGCTGCCGGTTCCTACTTCCAGCGTATTCCAGGAAGCATTCTTGGACGAGACCGGTGTATCATTCCGCATCATCAACCGTACCGTCCGCTTGGAGCATGATGGCGTGAAGAAGAGTGTTAAGCCTTGGAACAACAATATGATTATCGGTGTCTGCTCACAGATGATTGGTGCCCTCGTTTACGGTCAGGTAGCAGAGGCAACCAACAGAGTGGCAGGTGTAACCTATCAGCAGATTGATTACAAGCTTATCTCTCAGTATTCAACAACTGATCCATTGCGTGAGACTACTGCGGTGCAGGCATACTGCTTGCCTGTCATCGAGGACGTTGACACAATCTATCAGATTGATACTAAGCTGGCAGACCCAGACGTTTCGGTTGATACCGAAAAGGAGAAAGCAGATACAGAGGACGCTAAGGTAACAATCTCTGATGTGACCTACAAGAAGCCGGAGGCTATCACAACTCTCAACGCTCTTGGTGCTACACTTCCTAGTGACGCCAGCGACAAGGAGGTTATTGATGCCTATAACGAGCTTCCTCCTGTGAAGAAGAAGGAGTTCAAGGAAAAGGCAGCTAAAGCTGAGGAGTAATCATGAAGACGGTCGGACAAGCTTTGGTGGATGAGGTACACATACCTATCCCCTATGGTTTCGTGGAAAACGCCTGCATCAAGCGTGACCTCGATATCGAATCAGAGTTCACTGGTGACGTTGCCAGAAGTGACGCCTACAAAGGAACGCTTGCCGACTGTCTGCTTTCTCTCATACAAGCCGTTAGCTTCTCCGAAGCGGACAAATCAATAGGTTCCCTATCGGAAGACCAGCGAAAGGCTATATTAGTTCAAGTCAATCGTTTATATAACTCTATCGGCGAGGAGGAGGTTTCACTTACTCCGAAGCCGACAGTTTACATTAATTGCTGATGAGTCTATTGAGTTTTCATGCCTCAAAGCTATACCGGCAGCAGAAGGTAGCTGGCTATACAGATGATGATGGAAATTATCACCAGGGCAAGACCGAGTGGAAGTTCTGCTGCACTTGTGATGTAGTTCCTGCTGGCGAGGCCAACAAGTTAGTTACATCTGACGGTTCTATTGATTACTACTCCTACGAAGTGCATAACTTGCCCGTAGGAATTGAAAAGTTCTCTTATGGGGATTTTATCAAGCTAGAAATTTTAGGGGCTGAGGATGTAATTATCAAGGTCAAGGGATTTCATCGTTATCAACTCCAGTGTAAGATATGGGCATAAGAATGACAACCAGCGCTTCCGCTCTTGACGCCTTCCTACAAAGAGCCGCAAGGAAGATACAGGAGAATGTGCTTAAAGCATTGAGCAAGCTAGGAGACGAATCTGTGGTTAGAATCCGTAACAGGTCTGCCAAGGAAAGCTGGATAGACCATACGGGCAACCTAAGAAGCTCCATAGGCTTCGCCGTGTACGAGCAGGGAAGTAAATATATGGAATCAGCCTTTTCGCAGGTTCTCAGTGGCACAGACGGCTCTGTAAAGGGCAAGAAGATGATCAATGACCTTGCTAAGGAATATTCCAGGGTTTATGCTTTGGTTGTCGTTGCCGGAATGGAATACGCAGGAGAGGTGGAAGCCTTGGAAAGCAAGGATGTCCTCGCATCAACGAAGATATGGGCCACATCCATTGTAGAGCAGCGTGTGAAGACAGCAATAGACTCAGCAGTTAATGAAATAAACAAGTGGAAGATATGAAATCAGACGGAGCAATTAAGACAGATGTTTACCGGTACATCAACGAAAGCGGTTTCATGAACAACGTCAATGGCAAGCTGTCAAAGACGATGAGACCGCATAATTCTCATAAGGAAGATGTTGTTATCTCCATCTTGGCTAATGAGGGAACGCAGCTTCAAACGGCAATTATAAATGTAAATATTTATACACAAGACCAGGACGTAGATGGGCAGTTCGAGGAGAACACTATCAGAGTTGACGAAATCTGCAAACTGTCTTGGAATCTCTTGGAAACGTTCAGAACAAGCGAATATGCTGCCCACGCTATTGAGCAGAGGGTATATGCAACAAGCACGGGAGAACATGTAATAAATAATCAAGTTGAATATAAACTCATAAACGATTAAATTATGTCAGTAACATCATGGGGCAAATGCACTATCTACGTTCAAGAGGTAGGTAGCAAAAAGAACGAGTGGACTAAGCTCCCAACTCCAAAGGATGGCACTACTACTGTTACTCCAACGAAGGGTGATACAATGACCCAGGTTGAGGAAGGTGGCGGAATTGTTGACCGCAAGACAAAGAAGTCCACCTACGAGGCTGTATATCAGCTCTTCATCAAGAAGAACCAGTCGCAGCCATTCAAGACTATTGATGGTATCATTGAGGGTAACTATCGTTTGGCTATCCAACCGGAAGACGCCGAGCTTCCTGGCGTTTACATGGGTAATACCACCATCGGTGCCGAGGAGGGCTATACAACAGAAGAAGGTGCTTCCATCACTTATACCCACGCAGCTCTCATCCCAGAGGGCGACGTTGTGGCTAAGACTGTAAACGCAAAGGGTGAGGAAGTCTATTGTGCTTACCGTTGGCGTGTCATTACTGCCACAAAGGGAACAGGTGAAAAGTATGCCTTGACTTTCAAAAAGCCGCAGGATGGCAATACCGCTCCTGCTGAAATCACGGAAACTTACGAAGAGACATAGGCATATCCTAATATCCCTTCTGCCGACTGAGGGTTATCAGCCGGCAACCTACCCAAGTAGCTCAGGGGCAGAGCGAGACCAAATAGTCCGTCGCATGAAAATCCAGGGTCTTCAAAAGCTGGTTGAAAGTCGCAGGTTCGAGTCCTGCCTTGGGTGCCAACAATTTAAATTCGAGTGATATGGAAGAGTTAGGAATCATTATATCGAATACGCTCACAGATATGCCGATAGGCTTTGATACTGAGCACGCTCACGTTAACATATACCCTACTACACTGGGCATGATGTACCTAACGTCGCAGTTAGTAGATAGCTTGGAGCTAGACAAAGAGTTACTTCAAGCTGATCCATTCTTGGAAGCATTGCGAGTTGCAAACACCAAAAGGGAGACATGCTGCAGATTGATTGCATATCACTCACTCAATACAAAGAACGAAATACTAGACTCCAAATGCGTAAGCAGGCAGACGGAGTTAATCTTCAAAGAATGCTCCAACGAGGATATAGCTACTCTTCTCATCATCATCCTTAAGGCTAACTCATACCAGACAATAGCCAAAGAGACAGGAATGGAAGAAGAAGCGAAGCGTATGGCAAAAGTCAACGCAGCAAAGAAGTCGGAGAATAGCTTTATCTTCGGAGGTAAGACAATATGGGGAACACTCATAGACGCTGCTTGCGAAAGATACGGATGGACTTTCGATTACGTGGTATGGGGAATATCGTATAACAACCTGACTCTCATGCTCAAAGACAAGATTACTTCAATCTATCTGTCTGACGAGGAGAGGAAGAAAGCCCATATACCGGCAGCAGGGGAAGAGGTCATCGATGGCAACAACAAGGAGGCGGTCATGAAGGCGGTTATAGAGTCAGAGACCGAGATTTAACCGAAGTCTCCTGCGCACGCACGTAAAGTTCCCATATCGAACACTTACATTTGGTGTTTCCCCGGCGATTCTTTATAACAGAGTATAAATTCAAGGAAAAATAGAACATTATGCCAAGCATTAAATTCGATACAATAGTCGAGACAGCCAAGGTCGTTTCCGGTTTTCGAGACATTCAGAACGCAGTTCATCAGACTGCTGAGAGGGTTGAGAAGGACGGAAAGTCTATTGACGATGTAATCTCGAATATACAGAACAGTATGAACATTGCCATTGGCGGTTGGAGCATTGGCAAGTTCGTCAATCAGATGATGCAGGTCCGCGGTCAGTTCCAGCAGACAGAAATGGCATTCAAGACAATGTTGCAGTCTGAGGAGAAAGCTGATGCTCTCATGAAGCAGTTGATCCGCACGGCAGCCGTCACACCTTTCGGGGTCGAAGACGTTACAGAGGGAGCCAAGCAGCTCCTTGCGTTCAACGTAGCAGCCGAGGATGTCAACAAGACGCTTATAGGATTGGGAGACGTTGCAGCAGGTATGGGTCTAAACCTTAAAGACCTCGTGATGCTTTACGGCACCACCATCGCCAAGGGCAAGATGGACACGATGGACTTGTACCAGTTCCTCAACCGAGGTATTCCTATCGCAGACGAGATAGCCAAGGTTATGGGTCTTGACGTTACCAACGCCATCAAGGAGGTCCAGAAGCAAATCAAGGCAGGCAAGGTTACCAGCGATATCTTCATCCAGGCAATGCAGAGTATGACCGCCGAGGGTAGCAAGTTCGGTGGATTGATGGAGGCTCAGTCCAAGACTATTACAGGTCAGATAAGCAACATTGAGGATGCCATCGAGCAGATGTTCAATGACCTCGGCAAATCCCAGGAGGGTGTTATCAATACCGGATTGGGAGTCGTTTCCACCCTCGTTGAGAATTGGGAGACGGTAGGCAAGGTGCTTATGACTGTCGTTGCAGCGTATGGAGCATACAAGGCTGCGGTGATAACAATGATAGCACTATCTAAGGCACAGGTGGCTTGGGAGAGTGCGAAAGCATTCTTGTCTTTAGCGAAGTCTATCACAACCGCCAAGGATGCCATGGCTCTGTTCAATTTGGTCTCTTCTTCAAATGTTCTCGGTCTGGTTCTTGGTGCAGTAGCAGCTGGAGTCACGATGTTCAATCTATTCGGCAATAGCGCTGAGGATGCCGCTACCAAGACTTCCAAATTTACCGAGAGTGCAAATGAAGCATCAAGCAAGGTCGAGTCGCTAGTCTCCATTCTGAAGACTGCAAAGGAAGGATCCAAGGTTTACAAGGACACCATCAAGGAGCTGTCAAACATCTATGACAACTACGGGATTGCTATTGACAAGATCAAGGAAGACGAGAGCAACCTTGTGGATGTTAAGCAGCAGGAGATAGATAAATCTAAAGAACTCGTCGAGCAAATCAAGCTGGAGGCTACAGAGCGCAACAGAGCCAATGCAATCTCCAAGGCTAATGAAGAATACAACAACCGTGTGGATAGCGCTCAGCAAGCCCTTTTGGGTAAGTTGAAGGATTATGGAACCTCTAGCAGCGGTATAGCCGTCGGCATACAGAACATTGTATCTGACTCGGTTATCAAGCAGTTTGATGACCTAACACAGAAGATGGCTGGCTTGAATGAGCACTCCAAGGAGTATCAGACCTATCTGAAGCAATACAATCAGCTGGAGGCTTCTTTGATATCCGAATCAGAAAAGCTAGCTAATGCTTTCGGTTTTACAGGAGACAAGACAAGCGATGCCAGGAAGGCATTGATTGGTTATCTCTATGAACTTCGAGCTGCAAAGAAGCTGCATACCGAGGAGGCAGATAATATCAACAAGGCTGCAGATGCTACTGAAGATTTCGGTAATAAGGCTACCTCAACCAAGAACAGGATAAACGCTTTGCAGAAGCAGCTCCAGGGTGCCGGCGAGGATGTACACGTTCTCTACAACCGTGTCAAGGAGTTCATGCAGAACTATTCCGAGAACAACATCAACTTCCACGTTAACTTCGATGCCAAGATTCCATCGTGGATGCAGAACATGAATATTCCGGAGCTAGGACGCTTAGGTAAGTACTTTTCCGCTTTGGCACGCGACCTTGCAAACAACAAGAAGTCTGGTGCGCTAGTCAATGGCAAATGGATGTCAACAAACGATATTGCCCAGCGAGGATGGGATTACACCAATGCTGCGAACACTAAGCAGACCAAGGCAGAAGACGATGCTAAGCAGAAGCGTCGCGAAAAGGAAGAGGCAGAAGCCAATGCCAAGAAGAACGCTGCCAAAACCAAGAAAGCAGCCGCTGATGCTAAGAAGCTAGCAGAAGACCGAAAGAAGGCCCAGGAGGAACTGAACGAGGACTTGAAGCAGCTGCAGCAGGAAAACATCGACACTGATATATCTCAGATGCAGGAAGGCACGGAGAAGAAGATTGCTGAAATCAAGAACGACTATGCCAAGCGCAAAGCCGAGATTGACAAGCAGGAAGCAGAGTTCAAGAAGAAAAACAAGGAAGCTGGCAAGAAAGTAACCCTTACCTCTGCTCAGTCCGATGCCCTCAATAAAGCTAGAGACCTCGCTACCCAAGAGTACAACAAGAAGCTTGATGAGGTCAACAGGGAAGCCCTCTCCTCTATGCGTGACTACTTGAAGGAGTATGGTTCTCTCTATCAGCAGAAGCAAGCCATTGCCGAGGAGTACGAAGAGAAGATTGCCAAGGCTCAGACACAGGGTGAAAAGCTCTCTCTTCAGCAGCAGAGAAAGAAGGACCTCCAAACCATCGAGATAAACGCTATCAGACAGAACATCGATTGGGGAAGTATCTTCGGAGACTTCGGAGCTATGTTCAAGGACCAACTGGAACCAACAATAAAGAAGTTGCAGAAGCTGTCCAAGAGCACAACCGATGTTAACGAACAGAAGACCATACAGGAACTTATCTCCAAGCTACAAGGCTCTGCCACCGTATGGGATAGTGACATCTTCAAGAAGGTTTCGGACGACATCAACGCCTATCAGTCAGCCATGCAGGGCTATATTGATGCACAGGAGCGTGAGGCAGAAGCCACGAAAGCCGTTACCAAGGCGCAGGAAGACCTCGCTAAGGCTAAGAAGGGCGGTAACAAGGATAGCATCAGTAAGGCTGAAAGCAACCTCTCTAGAGCGCAGGGCGTACTCGCTACCGCATCTAACAACGTTTTGGAGTTCGGTTCCTCTGTTCAGAAGGCATCATCAGACTTGCAGACATCTGCACAGAAGGCAGTTTCTCAGTTCCAGCAGCTTGAAAATGGTTTGCAGGGTCTAACGTCGGGGTCACTCAAAGGCATAGGAAACTCTATTCTAGGGCTTGACAAGCTTTTCGGTGGCTCTATGCAGAAGGACGTTGCCAACACGCTTGCAAAGGGCATCCAAGGGTTGCTCGGTAAAGATAGTGACGCAGCTAAATCTCTGACGAAAGCTTTAGGGGATAGCGGTATGGCAGGTGAAATAATTTCTGCAATACTCGGCATCCTCGATATTCTGAAAGATGGCTTCGGAACACTTATCAGCAACCTCATGGACACGGTCTTTGGCGCAGTAACGGGCATCCTTGATGATGCTCTATCGGGCGACATCGTTATGAAGCCATTGAAGAGTATCGGAAACAACGTTTCACATATCCTCAACACGCTTTCATTCGGTGGCTTTAATAGTCTGTTCGGTGGAGATGGAAATGCAAAGAAGGTCAATGATACCATCGAAAGACTGACGGACAGAAATACCCTCTTGCAGCAATCCATCGAGGATTTGACTGACGCAATGGAAAACTCCTATGGCTCCAAGGCAACCTCATACTACGAGCAAGCCTATAAGAATCAGCAGGAGACCAATCAGAACTACCTCGGCATCGCAAAGGCGCAGGCAAGCTATCACGGTTCACACCACTCATGGAACGCTTATTGGGGCGGCTTCGGTAGTGACGAGATGGATTGGATCAAGAAGAACGTCAAATCGGACTTCAACGGTGACCTCTTCTCTCTCAGTCCAGAGGAAATGAAGCTTCTCCGTGGCAATGTTGCTATTTGGGAGCACATCGAGAACACTGGTAAGGGCAACTATGGCGGACGTCTGACGGAAAAGCTGAATGACTACATAGACCAAGCGGGCAAGCTGGATGAACTATCAGACAAGCTGAAGGAAAGTCTTACACAGATTTCCTTTGACAGCATGAAGGATAGCTTCGTTTCAGACCTCATGGATATGAGCAAGTCAGCGCAGGATTTCGCAGACGATTTCTCCGAAATGATGCAGAAGGCTCTTCTCTCCTACTCTATGGAAGACCTCATCAACGGCGACTTGAAGAAGCTCTATGATGATTGGGCGAAGGCTATCAAGGACAACGATGGCAAGCTTACCGAAACAGACATAGAAGCATTCAACAAGCGTTACGATGATATTGTCCAGGAAGGATTGAAGAGACGTGATGATTGGGCGAAGGTGACAGGCTACACTGGTTCCTCATCCTCATCACAGACCGCAACAAGCGGAGGATGGGCATCTATGGGGCAAGATACCGCAGACGAGCTGAATGGTCGCTTCACGGCTCTACAGATTGCAGGAGAGTCCATCGCTCAGAACATGACTACCACCATTTCACAGATGGAGAGCATCGTTACACTCGGAATCTCAACCAATGGCGCAGTATTGGAGATTAGAAACATGATGATTATGACAAACAGCTACCTCGAAGACATCGTGAAGTATTCAAAGCTCACCTATAATGACTTTGGGACAAAGCTAGATGACATGAACAGAAGATTAAAGGATATTTGACCTCTATAGGCTTTTCGCTCGTCAACCCTTACAACTATACTCAACAATAGCAAAAGTGGCTCACAGCGAAGCCTATGAGGTTATTTAATGATTAAATAGTTATGCTTAATGGTCAACTTTATATCAATGGCAAGGATGCCTACCTTACGTGGGGCATCTTCTTAGATGAAACCGCCCTCAGTACGCTCATGACCCCTGCACCAAACAAGGAGTTCATCAGCAACAAGTATCGCTCAAAGGACGGCAAGTCGGTTATCAAGCACAATCCTAGATTGGATGAGAGGGAGATAACGCTGCCGTTCAATATGACCGCCAAGGACTCAGATACGTTCTTGACGAACTATGCTAGGTTCTGCGACGAGGTTCTTGCCAAAGGAGAGTTGGTTATCCGCACCCGATTCCAGCCTAATGTGTGGTATCGGTGCATCTATCTCTCCTGCACTCAGTTTAGTCAGTGCATTCGGGAAATGGCAAAGTTCAGCTTAAAGCTCAACGAGCCAGACCCTAGTGACAGAGGTGAAACAAGTAAATATACAAGCTAATGATTCAGATTAAGAGAAATAACAAGGTATTCTTCACATTAGAGGACTTCGGTGAGGGTTCTAAGCTGTCATATCAGCTTATGGACCACCACTACATCATCTTGAAGTTCACTACGGCTACTCCTATCTATTTCGAGATTGGGGACTCCGTAGAGATTCCCGACTTCGGCTACTTTGAGCTTACATCATCATACTTCCCTAAGCACAATGATAGTGATGGCTACGACTACGAAATGCAGATGGATGCCTACTATATGTCTTGGAAGAATAAGATTTGCAAGTATCGCCCTCAGCACGGAGCCAACGAGACCTCCTTCAACCTCACCACAACTGTAGGTGTACACATGAACGTTATACTCGGCAACCTAAAGGCACTAGGTCTTACGTATAATGGCAAGGATTTCTCTGTTGACTACACTACGTACAACAACAAGGCTTTCGATGTTCAGAAGAGATTCTTGATCGAGTACGGCTCTATCAGCATTCTCGATGCTCTCAACGCCATCTGTTCTGAAGACGCACTCAACTGCGAGTGGTGGATAGATGGCTCTATTATATACCTTGGATATTGCGAAATGGAAGGGCAGACTACATTCGAACAGGATGTTAATGTTCTATCTATGTCCTATTCGGAATCTAAGTCAACTTATATTACGAGACTGTACGCATTCGGCTCAGACAGAAATATTCCGAAGGGATATTTCACTGGTGCCGATGCGGACGTCACCACCGATGGTGTTGCTACTGATTACCTCATGCTCCCTAACAAGGAAGTAGATAGTGATGGTTTCTACGCCAAGGATGGCTACCTGGAGAATGTAAATGTCGTAAAGAACGACAAGCAGGCTATCGAGGGTGTTGTGATGTTCGATGATGAATACCCGAAGGTTGAATGCAGGGTGAGCAGAATCAAGACCTACGATAGCACTGTTGATAACGATGATGGAACTAAGACTACACAGACGTTTTGGCAGGTCGGTTCAACGGACTCCTTCGCTGAAAGCTTTGAAGCTAGCTGGATAAAGAGCAACCTTACTCTAGGTATCAAGTTCACTAGTGGTGCCCTTAGGGGTATGGAGTTCGATGTTAGTTTCAAGGTTATTGACAAGGAGAACTTTTTCGAGATAGTGGCTAACGACACCTACGGAAGAACACTCCCCGATAGTGTCATGTGCCCGAAGGAAGGTGATAGGTTCTTCCTGTTCAATTGGGACGCAACCAAGATTACAGATACGGACCTCATCCCTACTGCTCAGTTATCTCTGTTCGATAGAGCGAAGCAGTACTATCAGAAGACCATGATCAGCAATTCAAACTTCACCTGCACGATGGATGGCGACAAGTTCTACAATGATGGAACATACGATTACCATCCTCTCGGTGAACAGGTAAAGCTGATTAATGATATGTTTGCGCAGGTGGACGCGGATGGCAAGCACTACCGAAACTCTCGTATCATCGGAATGGAGATACCTCTGGACATTCCTTACGACCACCCTCAGTACACGGTTGGCGAGAAGGCAGCTACTAGCCGGTTGGGCAAGCTGGAAGACAAGGTTGACTCCATCACCGTGAACGGAATGCAGATAGGCGGCACAGGAAGTGGTAATGGTGGAGGTGTCTATGTAATTGGCATGAACGATACCACTCCTGCATCCGATAGCAACGTTTATTCTGCTAGACGCTCTAGAATGGAGTTTGTATCTAGGCTGCTGGATAACACCGCACACGGAACAATCACCTTCGAGAAGGTACAGAGGTTCGTGCAAGGATTGTTCTTTGGCAACGAAAGCAACTATAGCATAGACGGAAGTGGCAACGCTATCTTATCTAGTGTCTTGGTGAATCTCTTGAAGTCTCTCGACTTTAACGAAGCAGAGCAGAGCGGATTTGCAATCAAGCAGAGAAGCGATGGTAAGTTTCAAATGTTGCTTACGGATTTGATAGTATGGGGTAAGGCAATTTTCAACACCCTCCTCATCCGTGAACTCAGCTACGTTGGAGGTAACATCGTCCTCTCCCCTGCTGCTGGCAAGATAAGCTACATCAAGGAAGTATATAGCGATACAACGAATGAGCTGATTGGTTGGAAATGCTATCTCCTCGCTGATGATGGAACGACTGCAACAATCAACTCATTCAAGGTGGACGACCAAGTTAGGTGCAAGACGTTCAACATAGCACCTGGTGTCTATGAGAACGTCAGCAACAAGGACTATTGGAGACTTGTCACTAAGGTATCAACCGAGAATGAGGCAATCACCGATGATGAAGGTCATGAGCTCTATGATGGAAAGAAGTTCGCATGGATTCAGATAGCAAAGGATAACTGCATGGAAGACTCGAACAACCCTGCTGTAGGTGATACCATCGTACTCATGGGTAACAGAAGTGACAAAAGCCGACAGCACCTTCTGATGATGGAGACCGAAGGAGATTCCGCACCTACGTTCATCATGTACCGAGGTATCAACTCCTACTCCCTCAAAGGTAAATCCATCTTCGATGTAGGATTCAACGGCATCAATATCGTGTCAAAGTACTACCACATAACCACCGTTGATGGAGAGAAGATTTGGACTCCCATATATCTCGGCGATTGGAAGGAAGGCACGGAATACAGCTACTATGATGAGGTTACATGGCTTGGCACAAGATGGCTCTGCATCTCTCCAGAAGGACAGACCACGACCGAAGAACCATCTGAGGATTCGCCTTATTGGAAGGCGACTACGAATATATACAAGCCGCAAGTCACCCTATATACCGATATTGTCTATAGCGGCATTTCCATAGGTGAGACACACAATATCACTTGCAAGTTAATGCTTGGTGATAAGGATGTGACGAACGGAGTGGCATCATGGAAGGTGACACGCAAAACCGATGATTCCTTAGATGATGCTGCATGGGCGACTAAGGATAAGGTTAAGAACTTCAATGGCTCAATAGATATTGTCTGGTCTAATGATGGAACGGAAGATGATTTGGGCAAAGGTGATACTGCAACATTCACGTTCACGGCAACGACTACAACAGGAAAAATCCATAAAGAATATATTAAAGTTTAAAAAAATAGGAGATTAAAATATGGGAAAGGAAATTCATCTTTCGGCAACCGCAGCAGTCAGACGAACATTGAAGGGTGACACATTATCCCTCAGTCTGCAAACGAATGGCGTACCGCTCTTCCAAGGTCTGAACCCTGACACGTTTACCGTATCGCCAAAATGGAGCGAGAGCGGAACGCATCCTGTTATCACACCGAATGTTAGCTCTGCTCGTAAAAATAATGTGACACTCACAAGTCATGCTTGGGCATACAACGGTAAGGATTTAGGCTTTAGCTTTAGCGGAACAGGATGGGAGACTTCGACTGTTGATAACAGATTCAAGATCAATCATACGGATGGCTCTCTCTCAATTGTCGCAGACCTTGCTTCAAAGGTTAACCAGGATTCCGATACTCTTACATATTCGGGTGTTGCTGTATTAGGAGCTAGTACATACGAGATGGAGAAAAGTATTGATATATTGGTATCTATGCTTGGCGGCTCATCTTATTTCGGTGGCGTTTCAGCAGATACTACGGTACTAAGCAAGGGACAGACACAGGCTGTACTCAAACCTTGGTTGTTCAATTCAGCAGGTGGAGAGGTTTCCACATATTCGGTTAAGCTGTACAGAGGTAGCGGAACAGACCTTGCTGGAACTTATAATAACCCAGCAAGCGGAATTACCATACACAGAGATAAGACAGGAGACACGGACAAACTCTATGTAGACAGTCACCAGCTCTTCGTCCTCGAATTTATTGTTGATGGCGCAGCCGTATACCGTACAGGTATCAGTATTGACGATATATCTGATATTTACCAACTTGCTCTTAATTCTATCGGGCAAGTTGACGAAGACAACAATCAGACATTCCGATGTATCGTTACCAACTGTGAATCAGGTAAAGCACCGAGAAGTATAAGTGGTAATGTCACATTCGTAATCTATACTGATAATAATGGCTCTGTGGAGAATAAACGCTCGGAAACAATGACTTGGGCTAAGAATGTAAGTGATGGATTCGTTGTACGTAATGCTGATACCATTGATGAGAATAACAATATCATCGGTGTATCGGTGTCAGCAGATGCGTATTTAACAGTTGATGATTAGGAGGAACGATTATGCCAATAGTTAGTAATAAGGCTAATAGAATATTTGCACCTCTGGATATAGCGAAATCGGTAGTATGTGCTTCCCCAAAGTCTCCATTCATGCAGACGATGGCAGGTGACAAATTCTTCCCCGATAGAACTCAGAGCGGTTACGAATGTATTGCTTACCCACAAATCAACGCAACAGCAAAGGATGATTCGTGGGATAGCAAGAAGTCGAATATGTCTCTTGCCAATATGGTATGGAAGGTATCAACTGGTACGGAGTGGAAGGATATATCTAAGATTAATGCTTGGAGCGGAAAGTATAGCATTGATACAAGCAATACGTCTAATCGTGGTACGCTTACTATTCGGAGAAATCTTTCGAGCAATGATAAGCAGCAGTTGATATTCGAAGCTGACCTCTACGATTATAGAACGAACTCTGTAGTGCATCTCATTACCGACCCTATCACTCTGTATACGGCAGATAAGGGCGCAGACACTTATGGTATGGGCATTCGGGAAGATACAGATATTTCCTACAACCCGTTCCTTGATAAGTTGGCTCTCTACGAGTATAAGGTTGCTAATAATATCGTATCGGCATCTACGGAAGCAAGAAACGCTTGCTTTGACGGCAATCAGTATGAACGTCACATTCCGATTGATGTATATAAGACCAAGGAGAAAATCACTAGCGGATTCTCTATTGAACTGTATCGTGGAACGACTAAGATGTCTGCTTCGTCTGCTGCAAGCCCTAACGAGATTATATCTATCTCCACATCAGAGATTGTGCTTGACCTTAGACTTGTAGAGAAGAATAATTATACCATCAAGGCTGTAATAGGTGGAAAGGCTGTTGCGCAGTTCCAGTTTTCTGCTTCCAGGTTCTACCCTTCGTTCAATCAGCCTAAGTTTAAGGTGTGCAACAACATCGAATGGGGCAAGATATTCAGAAGTAATAAGGCTATTTTGGAATTTAATGGAAGGGTCGTTGAGTACCCTAACCGCATCGTAGAACTGCAATGGCATACTGAAGCATCTAACGGTAATGTCATCACTAAAAAGTCTTGGCAAGAGGGCGAATCATGCTACTTCTCAATCAAGGAATCTGGTCTTGGTGACGTTGAAAGCGATTACCTCGAAGAACAGATAGAATACGGACAGAGACCTGCCAACGACTATCTCATTGATGAAGGTGGCAATTACCTGCTTGATGAGAATGGTAATCCGTTGATAGATTAGTAACATTTTAAAATATAATATATATGGGTGTAAAATTAACAGAGAAAAAAACCGTGTCGGCAATGAATACCGACCAGACTTTTCTGATTGTTGCAGATGGTGCTCTTCGTAGATTAAGCCTCGGTGACCTTCAGAAGATGTTGGGTAACAATATCTTCTATCCTACAATCACTTTGGAACAGTCTTCTAACCCGAAGTTCACTCTCCCTACGCCTTTCATGGCAGACATGTATCAGAGAGCGATGGGTGGATATATGATGAAGGTTGTCAATGGCAAGGCATACGCTGCCAAGCTTGACCCTAGCGCATGGGAGTTCTTTGCTGACGGAACAAAGGTGGATGATGCGTCTAAGTATGAGACGATGGTTCATGTTCCTGACTGTCACTTCAAGGCTGATAACAAGACCTTGCAATTTGGTGGACTGTTTCCTATCCCAGGTGGCAAGACTTTCGATTCGCCAAACTGGGTAGGTGCATACAAAATCTCGTATGACAGTAATAGTGTCGCTCATTCAAGACCTAACGTAACTCCAAAGCATTCACAAACAATGTCGCAATTCTTTGCTGCTGCGCAGAAGCTTGGTTCTAACTTCGGTCTTGCCAACTACGGATTTCAATGCCTTATAGAAGCGTTATATCAGGTAAGTTTTGGCGACCTTAACTGTCAATCCGTCATAGGTTCTGGATTCCAAAGTAGTTCTTGGGAAGCATGTCGTGATGTACCGATGGGCAAGTGTATCTCTCTCGGCGATGGTAGCGGTAAGGTGCTCTATAACGATGCTACTCTCGGTAATCAATACCCTGTCAAATTGTTTGGCTTTGAAGACCTATGGTGTAAGATTTGGGAGTTCCGTCCAGGTATCCGTTTCTATATGGATGGTGAAACTAGATATGCTGTTGTCTATAGCGGCAACCGAGTAAGCAATACTGCTGATGGCAGAAAGTTTACCGTACCATCATCCGCAAATGGACAGTATATCACAAAAAAGACACTTGGTGCATATTGGGATGCGTTTCCGCAAGCCGTAGGAGGCGGTGATAGCACGTACTACTGCGATGGATTCTGGACTTCGACAAGTGGCGAGCTGCTGTACGTTGGGGGTCTCGCTGACTCCGGGTCGCGGGGCGGTCTTTCGTCTGCGGCCTCGGGCGGCGGTTTCTCGAACTCGGGGACGAGCATCGGCGCTCGCTTGGCTTTCTACGGAAACCCGACAATCGTGAGCGGTTCGGAGCTCATGGCGATGTAAGACAACGCTTAGCGTTGGCTGTACATCTGCCAGTGAGCTAGACAGAAATAGAGAATTAATAAAAATAATATAAAACGCAAGATTGAAACTGGAAAGTTGAAATCTCCTTTAAATAGGATTCGCAGAAGCACAAAAATATAAACAACCCAATTCCGTGCGATAAGATTTTCTACAACCATGGAGTGGGTGAAGAAAAGGTGATACATCATGGAGCTGCTGAACGTTGGGGGTAACGCTAACAACAGGTCGCGGTGCGGTCTTTCGTCTGCGGCCTCGAGCGACGGTTTCTCGAACTCGAGGACGAACATCGGCGCTCGCTTGAATTACTACACAGGATTTCTATTTTTAGAATGACGATATAATTTACACTGTTCCTCGCAAGTCGTAAAGCTACGAGATAGTTTGGACGAGAGAGCACATGATTGAACCTGTCTCGATGGAGGAATATTTATTCTGACAGAGCGAAGATTAAAGGCGTTGGGTATGAGTGGTCGGGTATGTCCGACTACAACAGAGTCCCCTCTCGCAAGTAAGTGATACAGTTGTACGTATGTGCCGAAAGTCAGTGAGCCGAGAGTGTAGAAAGCCTATTGATAAGGAAAGCGATTTTTGAAATATTGGTTGAAGTATAAAAATGACGGACGCACAAGAGCTGGCGTATAAGCGAAAGGCTAAACTTCGCAAGAAGCATAGAAAGGTCAGAGTAGAGCTTGTTAGTGATATGACTAACCTCAATATTGCGGTAAGGAAATCACGCAAGGGAAAGGAGGGAAAGAAGGGAGTGGTGATATTCGATAAGGACTATAATGGAAACCTTCTGAGATTACAAAGAAGTCTTATAGATGGAACTTACAAGACTAGCGAAGGGCACGATTGTATGAGACGATGCCCTTGCGGTAAGGTAAGAAAGCTTCATAAGCTTCCATACTACCCAGACCACGTTGAGCAGCATGCCTTGATGCAAGTTCTGATGTCATACCTTATAAGAGCTCTCTATATAGAGAGTGGTGCAAGTGTAAAAGGCAGAGGAATGATTTATGCGAAGCGCAGAACTGAACGATGGATAGACGAGAATAAGTCATGTGGAAGATTGTACTATTGCAAACTTGACTTCGTTAAATTCTATGAGAACGTAGACCAGCAGGAGATATACAAATCTCTGTGTGATTTCTTTACCGATAAAGGCGTTAGAAGGCTTTTGCATGAAGTTATCTTTGCCTTACCGAAAGGTCTAGGTATTGGTCTATATCCTATTCAGACCCTTACCAATTTCTACATGAGTATCTTATGTAGATTAGTATGTAGGAAATTTGATGTTAAGGTAGAAATATATTGTGATGATGTCATTATATTGGGTAAAAACGAAAAGGAAGTATGGAAAGCCATCAACTTCATATTGAAATATGCTGATGAAGTTATGCACCAGCAGTTGCACGATAACATCGGAATGCAGATAATTGATGAATCCCATTTCCTTGATTTCGTAGGATACCGTTTCTATTTCAACCATACTTTGTTGAGAAAACGCATGAAGGAGAAATTCAAAAAGAAGATGCACAACCTGAAAGACCCTATGAGGAGATACCAAGTGGCTATGAGCTACAAGGGTTGGTTGATGCACTGCGATGGTTTTAATCTTTGGAGAATGATAACAAAAATGAATAGTTTTGAAGATTTTGATATGCCAGAAATGGAGGACAGAGATGCAAACGGCAAGAAAATGTTCGAGGGTCAGAGAATGAGTGCAAGCTACTTTGCCGAGAGACCTATCGTTTTCCTTGATGTTGAATTTGACGTAGACAGCAAGGTTCATAAATCGGGAAAGAGTAATGTTGTCAGCGTTGAGGAGAACGGACAGAAGTTTAAGTTCTTCACTAATAACAAGAAACTCGTAGAGCAGTTGCAATGGTGCTCAGACAATGATAAATTCCCGTTCCTGGGAAAGTTGCGTAGAATGAATCAGAGCGGCAACCCTGATTTCAGAATCGTAGGAACAAAAGCATAAATGTAATATTAAAAAAGAAAGGATATTATCATGGAAATTAGAAAGTCTACATTTGATTACTCACCTAGTCTGATTGAGTATGAGGGTAATTATATTCGCATCAATTTCGATGTTGAGCAGATTGAGTTGGAAAATAGTATGGATAGCAGCAAAGGCAAAAAAACTACCCGAATGGCTTATGCCGCACACGTAGTACGTATCGAGCAGCCTGTGGAGCGAGGTAAGGTTGTTGATGCTATTGTCTCATCCGCTTATCCGACCGATAAGATGCAAGCTATCATCAATAACCATTTCGCTAATCTTGCCAAAATTGCGGATGGCAAGAAGCTTGATGCCGATGACGAGGAACACGAAGCTGAGTATAACGCCATGCAGGATTGGCGCACGAAGGCGAAGGCTGTAGCTACGGATGTTATAGACAATTATATCAGTACTCATTAAAAGGAGGATAATAGCCTATGAAAAAGGTAGTACATCTTTTTGCCTCGCAGCGTGTCAACCGCAAGGCACGTACTGACAATGAAGAGGTATTCAGAGAGAAAGTTACGCTCATTACCAACAAGCAGATAAGCACCGGAAAACTGGTAGACTTTGTGCAGATGCTTCAGGATATGGGCGTTTGCGGTATCGTGATAGGCAATAACCGCATAGCGCTGAAAGCCGACCAGGTAAAGGTGATTAACGGCAATGACGAGGCAGCGATGTTTGAAAATGGTAAGCTTAATGCTAACCTTATTGATGCAGAGACTATCAACGTGAACCATGTCTATGCTAGGAGTTCGGAAGGCTCGAATATAGTTGGTCACTTCGGCAACTTCGATAAAGCAGACGCGATAGTTGGCAACGAAAAATGCCCTTTATGGCTTGGGGCAGAACTGGCAAAGAATGCGCCTTTTAGAGTGACTAGCCTTGGAGATTTATACTCTAATAGCGGAAAGATAGGACCATTTTGGATTTCACCTCCTGCTTTCAGAGATTGCCTTGTAAGTGGAACATTTACCGCCGACCCAGATGTTACGAAATATACATCTTGTATAAAACTTAGCAAGACTTTGATAGATGTCGTAGGAAAAGATGATAGTACTAGCGGAGATATTGCAGGAGCAACTTCCATGAGACGTGTCAGAATTGGAACAGAAACAAAGATTGATGGTTACATTAATCCTCTTTATGTAAAGGCTTGGATAGAAGGTCATTCTTCAATGGGAACAACTGATACAGCAGGTATAATAGTAGATTCCCAAGACTCTTTAGGGGTTGGACGAGCATTTTGGGCAAGATTTGGTTCTTATGCTGGCTTCAGAAGAGCTATATACGAGGCTTCAGAAGGTTTTAATGCTGCCTATGTTTGTTGTGAAGGATATGGACTTGTTGTAATGAACAATACCCAACAAGTAACGATAACATGTCCTGCCGATTACGATGGACTAGAAGAGGGTAGCGAACTAGTTATTATAAGAAATAATGCAAATTTATATTTTAGCGGTAAGGTAATACAGACAGGAAATGGTCATGCTAATATTACAGCAACAGCTAAATACGAAATAATTCATCTTTATTATTTAGGTAGTAAAGGATGGTATTTGAATTTTGAAAGTAATTATTAAAAAGTAAGAAATATGAAAAAGAATTTCAATGTTCCTTTCAAGAATTGGAAGGGTGAGGTGATAGTATCACCAGTTAAGAACGAGAATGGAGAGGAAACCTACAAGCCACAGATTATTGGCGATATTGTAGGTAAGGTACTCTTCGAGGTGATAGACAATCAAAGTATGCAGCTATCGGGTGAAGACAAGCTGCGTGCTTATCGGGTAGCTTGCAAGATAGGCAAGGATGCTGAGAACGTAGACATCGAAGCCGAGGACATTATCCTTATCAAGAAGATACTCTGCCCAGTTATGGCTGTAGGTGGATATGGTCAGATAGTTGATTTGCTCGAAGGATAAGAACAGATAAGGCGGTTTACCACATGGTGACCGCCTTATTCTTTTCTCGTCCGTCAGGGAAGTGTGTTGCATCGAACTTCTCTATAGGCTCTAATATCATGTCAGCGAAATATGGAGCATCAGAGCCACCAAAAGATGGAATTAAATCACTAAGATAGCCATATCTACCTTTTCTTCGTTCCTCCTCTGCTTGCGTTACTAGACCTTTCTGCATTCTAACAGCGAAAGGAAGTTTGTTGAAACCATAGATACCATCTATCCAGTCGTTAGGGTGCGGATTACACTTGTGCTCCAACTCTCGCTCTCCAGGAGTTGATGGCAATCTACTGCCACCTACTAGATACATCATTTGATTTTCGTATGATTCTAACTTTTTCATAATCTTAAAGTTTTTATTTCTGCCGCAAAGTTACGAAAATAATCTGAAAGCGCAATATTTCTGTTACCATTTTCTTTAATTTTGGTAACAAGAAATTTGGTAACAAAACTTACGGATTGTAACTTTTTACAAAGTTTAACACAGAAACATTCTCATTTCCATTAATTTTGTGCAAAAAAGTGTATCTTTGCACCATCATTTAATTTTTAAATCAACGAATTATAAACAATAAACTATAGACAAAAGGAGAAGAATTTATGACTAAAGAGGAAGAATATGAAGTCCATCGGTTAGTTCAATCAGTCGGTGTTGTACAGTTGTCAAGAGTAATATTTAAGGACATGGACGTTAGCGAAATGATTAACATCATTATCCTTGCAGGTAGAGGCTACAGCGTAAAGCTACTCACTTGGTTTAAGTATTATTGTGAAGTGATGCCTCTGTTTATCATGCTTTTTCATATTGCATGCATGGTAACATTTGCGTCTCATGAAAAAGAAATGTGCGTATGGTTTAAGGAGAATTGGGTATCGGCAGCATTTATCTATTTCTCAGTTTACATCCATCCGCTTGTGCTTATACTTGCTAGCAGATTCTTTTGGCTCTGCTACAGATGGCGTATTCCGATGATCATCTACCTATTTGGGATAAATGCTATTCATATCGTATACTGGAATGTTTTTACCACCAACGAAATGGTGGAAGCTAATGTTGTA